TCATTTGTGCTCACCAACCACACTCAGGGTCGGGTGGGACATATTTGGGACATCCTCACCAAAAACAGCATCGATTTGCTGCGCATGCTGGCTCAGATGACCCGGTGCCAGGTGAGCATACCGGCGTACCATTTCTATTGATTCCCATCCCCCCATTTCCTGCAATACGGACAGCGGTACTCCTGCCTGAATTAACCAGCTCGCCCATGTGTGGCGAAGGTCGTGAAAACGGAAGTTTTCTATACCGGCACGTTTAAGTGCAGTCCTGAACGCAGTATTACCGTCAACGCGCATTTTTCTGACAACCGGAGTCATTGAGCCGTCAGATCTGTTTTTAGCCTTCGTATGCACAAAAACATACTTTGTGTGATTGCCTATCTGCTCACGCAGGACGCGGCACGCAGTGTCGTTAAGAGCAACACCCAATGCTTTCCCTGATTTGGTCTGATCCGGGGGAATCCACGCTACTTTTCTCGGCATATCTATTTGTGACCATTCCAGGTTAATAATATTGGAGCGCCGCAGGCCGGTAGCCAGAGCAAATGTCACAACAGATTTAAGAGGTTCACTGCATTCATCGATCAGGCGTTTCGCTTCCCGTGGCTCGAGCCATCGGACCCGGTTATTCTTCGGTTTTGGCACCCGGATATTCGGGGCTTTATCGAGATACTTCCAGTCGCGTTCAGCGGCGCGGAGCAGTGACTTGATGAAAGCCAGGTAAGCAGATTTGGTTGCTACAGAAACCGGCTCTGATTTTTTACTGACTGCGCGCCGCTTCCTGCCGGAAATATGCTTTTCCCAATTTTCTTTCAGCTTCTGATTTTTCAGCTTACTGACAGCATCATAGATTTTAATCTCATCAATATCTGCCAGGTGCATCCCTTCAAAGTGATCGAGCCAAAACAGTATTTTGGTTTTATCATCATCAAGAGATTTTTTGCCTGATTTTTCCTCGAGCCACCGCGTACAGGCAACCTCAAAAGTAACCTTCGGAGTTTCACCCAGTGAGCTTACGCGCCACAGCTCGGCCTTTCGTTTATCATGCAACTCCTGCGCTTGTTTTTTGTCCGTTGTACCAAGCGACTCCTTAATTCTTTTACCATTGTGCGAGTAACTGGCGTACCATATCTCGCCTCTCCGGAAGATTGACATATCCTTTCCTCTTCCGCACTAATCACGCTTTCCGGCGTATTGTGCATTTTGTAGTTGATGGCTGCAATGCAATTTGCACGGGTAAACTGCCACGGCGATTTGGGCTTAAGCGGATCTTTTCTCGAGCCGGAAAGCCTGCCGGAATCAATCCATTTTTTCAGGGTAGGGTAAGATATTCCCATGAAGGCACAGGCTTCACGGCTATCCATCGGGTAGGCGTCTACGGTCGGCCAATATAAAGTTAGGGCTCTGCCTCTGGTTAAAGTGGGTTTAGTTGCAACCCCCATACTTCATCCTCCTGCTGTAACGTACGCACGTAATACCCGGGCTCTTTCTTCTCAGGAAAGCGCAGGTGATTAAGTGGTTTAAATTTCGGTGTGTATTTGTCGAGTATTGCGGTGTGTTGTTCGTCTGATGTGTACTGCATTAATTCCTTCAGGCATTCCCTTGCTACTCGTCTGCGTCCGTTCTCTGCTTCCTGTGGTGTCATAACTCAATACTTCCCGGCACCTGATCCCCGTATACATCCCACCCGCCGTATTTCTCCCTGGCAAATAGTTCAATGCGCGGGACATCTCCGTATAACTCTTCCAGCCGGTGATGTACTTCCTTCGGTTTCTCGCTGTGCTCACCGAGACATGAATACACTATCTGCCTGACGCTGGCCGACTGGCGTTCAAGTCCACACCCCCTGGTAGCAATCAGGCATACCTCAGCATTAGCGCGGGTATAGTTGCCGCCGTTGATGCGCGTCTCAGAGTTCAGCAATTCCATGAAATCAAAGAAATCCTCCGGCGGATACTTATCTATCCGACCCCCGGCGTTTTTGTTCAACTTCACCCACACGAACCCGAAGCCGGTACGCACCTTAAATCCCCACGCTTCAGCCAGTTCGTAAGCCTCACGGACAAAGTTACCCGTGTACCACATGCATAGTACTGAGTTGTCAGAGGCTATTTTTTCGATGGGTAAGCGGGTGAGGGAATAAAAATCGGTGGTGTTGTAGTGGTTATCTGCTGCGCCGTTGGAAGATTTGTTGTTATATTGCCATGGTGGATCTGCGAGAATTAAGTCATACTTTTTCATTTTTTCTCACTGAAATAAACACATCTGACACTGACCTTCTGCAATATCCAGTTGGTCACGCTCGTATTTATATATTTCCTGATTTATTGTTTTTCTGCGGCACATTCCTTTTGTTGTTGAGTCTGGCCTGAGTTTGTGCCGAATATAATTATTCTCCATCGCGATACAGTATCATCACCCATTCCGGCCATAATTACGCGGAATGAGGTAGCGAGCCATGCCTTTTCAAAAGGTGGCCTTTTGTCAAATAAAACCATATTGATTATTCCTGAATTGTCAGAAGTGAATTATAGGCACAGCAGAACCGTGCATTACCAGTAGTAATGCAAATCCGATTGTCATGGTTAGCTCTAAATTTTAGGTATAAAAAAACCTGCTGGTGCAGGGTAGCTATTTTTAAAGTAATTCGTTAGGGATTGACTTGATTTGATGAGCCATGACTAGCTCATGTATTTTGTTCTCATCAAAAAAGTCTATTTCACTAGATTTGTTGTGTATGCGAGAAATATGGCAATTAAAGTTCCTGCTGTGTTTAATTCCGCCGTTATTATGTGAGGTGCTCGATGTTAACGATGTCCCTCGCGTAAGAGTGATTTTTTTAACTAATGAAGTAGCTAAATAATAAACTTCGGATGAGCCATCTTTATTTATAAGAAGATATTCAACTATCATAATTCCTCCATATTAAGGCAGGAATATTATATCAATTGGTAAGTGCAAATAATGTATTCTGACTCTCAGTATCATAAAACTATATTATCAGCATATAAGCCCTTATGAATTTTCAGTTACGCGGAAAACTAGTCATATTGTGATGTGTTCCACATTTTTTCATGTTGGTATTATCACTTTCAGTAATTATAACTATATTTAAATCGTGGCTGGGTGGTGTATACGGTGGTCTCAACCGTGGGTAACACCATTTACTGGCATCGGAAGCATTATTCGGCCACAGCGTTAGTTGGAATTTCCTTATTTATCATGTAATTATCATTATTGCTATATTTATCATCAATTATTGTAATGCCGTTGGTATAAAATCTGTATGTAATCATTTGGTTGCCGGTATTGTCATGTCACGTACCGGCAATTTTTTGTCTGAATACTTGCTGAATTTTGCATACGCGAATCTCTCGCTGGTAAAAACGAGATTGAAAGTCACGCTGGTGCAGGAATGAGATTTTATTTTCTGACTAACTTGTGAAGTTAATCACTATAATTCACTTGAAATGGTTAAATCCTGCCATATATTTAAGTTAAGGACTGGAGGCAGCCCGAGAGGCTACAGTCCCAGCGGAACGTTGTCTGTTCGTCGGGATGTGGCTTTCTTTCCGAGTTGTTGTGGGTGCAATAGTTATTGGTATTAATGATACTTCAACCTAACTATCTGATGACATACGAACAAAGCAGCAACTGAGCCACCGGTGTTCCGTAAAGCGCTGGTGGCTTATTTATTTGTCGGGGGCGTTATGATTTACTTCATTGAAGGCTTGTTGTTTGTCGTTGCTGTTGTCGCTGTAGCGTTTATTATCCGACGCGCATGGAATGTATAACCCTCAGCATCCTTGCATTACGCTTCATCCTGAAACGGTGGGGTTATTAAAACGGAATGTCGTCGTCAAAATCCATTGGCGGATCATTCTGTACCGGTGGTTGCTGTGGCTTCTGGCTTCCTGCCTGATTGCCGCTGAAATCCAACTGGCTCACGATAATCACCGGTGCTGACCGTTTATTGCCATCCTGACCAGTCCATTCCTCCATGATAAACTCGCCAGTAACCGTCACCTTCGTTCCTTTTTTCAGGTGTTCCGGTAATTTTTCGGCTTTTGCGCCGAACATTTTGCAGATAACCCACGTTGTCTTTTCGTGCTCGCCATATCCCTGTTTAACCGGCAGACTGAACGATGCAACGGCTTTCCCTGCCGGAGTCCATCGTTGCTCACAATCCTTTCCGAGATTGCCGCTGACTGTAATTACGTTAATTGTCATTTATGCCGCCTGCTTAAGTTCGTTGATCCTGATGCCGGTGAGTCGTTTACATTCATCCTGCTTGTCGCTGCCGTTCAGCATTTGCCACACTTTTCTGTATTCAGCCTCAATCGTCTTTGTGTCACTTGTGACATTAAGAAATTCGGTATAGTCACTCAGGATCTGCTCGTGGTTGCGCGGGGCAACATCGTGAACTTCTGCGTCAGCATCAATTGCAGTTTCTTCAGTGGGAATGCAAAATGCCTGGAAAGCTGCGTATTTATAGGCGATAGACATTGCTTTGTTGGTTGCCTTGTCCCCGCTATCCATAGCTTCGCCAAAGGTAGTCACTGTGTGTTTGCTGCCGTCTTCCGTGGCAATGAAATCAAACTCAGCCTTCACCACGACATAAAATAAGGTGCCGCCTTTTTGTGTCTGTCGCTCCGTGACAGAACGCTCCATAATGCGAGGAAGGATAATCAGGCCATGCTTAACCAGCGCCGGGGCAAGTGCGTTGTATACAGCGTCGATACCCCTGAACATAAACCCCTGTTGTGAATTCCTGCTCCCTTTTTTGATGCCTGTCTCAGCCAGTTCCTTGGCTACGGCACTTATTGCCTTATAGACTTCAGACATGATTAATCCCCCAATCTTTGGCCAGGGCGTGATTCCGCACGCCCACCGCCGTAATAATCAACACCACCGACACCAGTAGCTTTTCCATGTTCTGTCCTCCATTCTCTCCACGCCTGTGTCTCAGCAGCATTCCGTGCTGCTTTGATGTTTTCAGGTAGTGGGGGATAATGAAGGGCGGTGATACGGCAGATGTTGTAAAGTGTCTCGGCAACCCGTTGCTCTGACAGTGAAGGCTCTCCGGTCGGTTTCCCCCGCCGTTGCAAATCCATTTGCTCAATTGCTGATTTCAGGGCGCGTTGATAATTTTCATCATACGTCCCGCCGGAGCCTGAACGTTTCCCTATGCGGCGTGGATATTCCATCATGTGAATTCTCCGCTTAAAAATTCTGCCGGTACCCGTCCGTTTGGCAATCCGACACTTTCACGAAACCAGTAATCATCATTTTCTTTCTGCTCTCGTTTCCTGCGCTGTTCGGCAATCCGTTGCCGTTCTATCTGAGCATCCTGTATTGTGTATGTGTTCATGCCGGTAGCCTCATTCTGCATTGATGGAGAATGCGGCTTGTTTTAGCGTTCTCCCTGCGCCAACGCCACTCCGACACAATCTGCTCTATATGCTTTTCATCCATGTCAGCCTGATTGAACAACTCAATAACCTGTTCTTTGGCGTGTTTTTGTTTTGCAGTCATCAGCGACATATCTTTCTCCCGTAAGCTCTCATCTGTAATTGGTTAGCCAGATCCCAAATGCGGGACTTTCCGGTGGATATCGCTACCCTTGCCGCACATCGGGCAAGGCGTAAAAATGGCATAGAGATGCACGCCACGTCAGAACCGCACGCAGCGCGACAAGGTTTAGTTTTCATGTTGTTTACCTGCTGATACCCCGAAGTGGGATAGAGGGGGTTACTTTTGTGTGAAAGAGATCAGGGCGGAATGGTGGGCTTCTACCGCTTCTCTGGTTAGGTGAATGCGTCCTTGTTTAAGTAGATTTTCATCGTCTTCATCATCGCACCAGCGTTGATAATCAATACCATCGAGACCCACAACACAGTAACCCGTTCCGTACTCCAGTGGCTCCTGCACCGGTTCTGGAACCTGATATCCATTAATGTCGATATAGCGCGGCTTCATGCGGTATTCTATTTCAGGTAGAAATACAAACTCGGCGATAGGGGACTGCCATTCACCGCCAATCAGGCGCTGAAATTGTGAATACCACTCTTTATCCGTCTTCGCTATCTCTGCGGCTTTAGCCATCAGGTCTGCATGTGGGTGCCCTGACATTGTTTTTTGCTCCTTTATCTCAGTTAATTGCAGGTCTTGAATATCGGCTTTGCCAATCAGTACACCGAACAGATACATGTGTTCTGTACAGTCGGCCTCATCTTCGGCCTCGATATCCTTTTCCCATGGCTTTCCGTTCCATTTACACGTTACTTTAAACATCGGCATGTTACTTCCTCCTATACACTTCCCTGTGCTACGTGATGTCTGAATAGTTATCCCAGCATTGAGAGAAAAGTTAAAATTTCAGTAAGATCATATGTTAATTTATGCTAGAATATTATTCGGATGTTCAATGGATTATGGAGAGATAATGAGTGAGCTAATAAAAAAAGTAATTTTTCGATTCATAAAAGCTCCCAAAGTAATAAAAAATTTCGATGATGAAGAACGCGCATTACTGATATATTTTCTTAATGGAAAATACAAAAAAAGGAAAATCAGAATTTATAAAAAAGCAGCAAAGCGTTTGATTGATAAAGATGTTTTGGAAGTTGTTGAATCCAGCGTCCGCCCCGGAGTTAATCTAATTAAGATATCAGACTGTTACTATTCTATTCTGAAGCAGAAAATATAAATTTCAGATTACTGACTGGGTGCTCGTCTCCTGGGCTGTCAGACGCCAAGACACCCGATATATTTTAGGTAATCAAAAATGCTTTTATCTGTTGGCTCTATGTTCTCATTGTTGCACTCTTTGCAGCAGCTTCCGGCATACGCCTCTGCCTGAGCAACATGTGATGAGCTCAATTCAGTCGATGCAGTACTTATTGCTACACGTCATATCCATCTCCTGTTTTATTTAACCTAACATCCACCGTAAATGTGATGGGGTGAAGTGTCTGCTTTTAACCATATCAGATGAGGTGCCGTGTGTTACAGATAGAAATCCGTTAAGATGCTTTTAACCCTATAAAATGAGATAAATAAGATGAATAATGAAGTGATTGCAAAGCGTCTGGACGCGCAGCATATTTTGCTAAAATCAATTTTTGACGCGCTGACTACCGAGCAAAAATCCGAAATTGAGAAAAATATTAAAAGTTTGAGTCAGGCAGCAAGGTACCCGCACATTCTGGAGTCATTTGATGAGCCAGAAGATGCAGAGAAAGCAGCACTGGACTTGCTCTACCTTAAGTAATACTTGGTCAGCCCATTCATAGGATGGGCTATGCTTTGGCCGTGATACCAAATTCTGTTTTTGGTTTTGACTTATATCGCTTAGTTGAATACAGGGCAGTAGTGTTTAAGCAGCAGTTATCCGGTGAATCGTAAATCGGGGTACTGCATGCTGATGTGGCTTTTTCTACCCGGTTCATTGGACTTTTGTCCGGTTCAGTTCTGAATATTTCCTCCAACTTCATTTTTACATTTTTGGGGGCAATCGCTTCAGCCTTTCTCCTGGCGTGACGTCTGTTTGCTGAGTTACCACGTAAAAATTCAGGTTTGCGTGATTTTTTCACTATGATTATTGCCATATTTCCTCCAAACAGTTGGCTTTGGTGATTGGTACAATCATGCTTTGCTTCAATCCCGAAACCTTCTGAGAAGGTTGACGCTTTATCAGCGTCACCGTTCTGACAGCCAATGCACAGCTCGCTATCATCGTTTTTAAAGAGCGCCAACGTGCTGTGTTCCGTTGATGGATACGATAATATGCATTTTACGCAAATGCGTCAAGCGCATATTCAGACATTGGGTAATGTTAGATAAGATTTAATATATTTATGTTGTTGATTTTATTGATGATTTGTCTTTTTTGAAATCGTCAAAATCTGGCGTAGATCACATAAAATGGAACAAAAAATATACAATTATTTTCTGTCCAAGCGCTGCTGTGGATGTTATTGTTGAATAAATATACAGAGGTGATGAATGAGTGACGAACGAGAACTGATTTACAGTGAAGTATGCAGAGTAACAGGCAGAGCGGCTATTATGTTACTGGATTCACGGCAGATGATAACGAAAGGAAATATCAGGCAATTGCTGTACTCCCATAAAGAACAAGAAATAGACAGATTTATGAATGAGGTCTATGAGGTTGCTATCGACCTGATGAGCGATAATTGATATAAAAAAGCCCTCGCGGGGAGGGCTGGGTGGATTAGTTTAATGGAATCTTGATCTGTTCTTGCGGGTCTATTTTCTTTATAACCTTAGTGATTTCATATTTTGATTTTATTTTGCTATCACTTAATACCTGTGTGGTTTTTAAATTAACAAGAAGCATGTCACCTTTTGAAAAATTAAGCTCCCTGGTGTTCATTTTGTTTATAAATTCAGGGTCAGATATGTCGGCAAAGAATGGATATGAGCCATCACTAAATCGCCATTTGTTAGACTCATTGAATGATAGATTAATGATTTGTAGGATTTTTTCTGATTCAGATTCAGATAGCTTAACTTCTTCAATTGAACTAATTGAAAAGTATGATGATTCTTCTTTGCTGACAGTAATAAAGGTGCTTCCTTCATCCAGCGTTACGGCAAAGCTGGTTATACCATCGATTTCTAGCGGTTTGGTTATTATCTCATTCAGGGATTTTCTAATATTAATATTTTTATATAACTCAATTACTTCTCTTTCAAATATTTCCTCACTTTCATCGATAAAGACTTTTACGCCACCATTTTTTATAGGAGAAATTTTAGTTATGGGCCTTCCTCTTGTCCACTTTAGTAACTGAAGTAACCCTTTGTATGATTGCTTTCCTGCGTATGTAGAAAATCCAACTATTGCAATAAGATTTGCTGTTGCCGTGCCGGGCTTTCCTGAAAAAAACTCTATTGCAGTGTTGAGCCAGCTAGTAACAGCGGTTAAATCAATGCCGAATGACCCAGATCTAAAGGAAGCTTTAACTTTGACAGAAACCTTGACATCGTCGCCATAGATAACCCTGCCAGCTTCTTCGAACAATGCTGACATCGATATCAGTGCTGGAACCAAGTCCTTTACATCCATTTCATGGTTGTCTAAGGCGGGCCCATCATAAACAACTCTAAATTTCATATCGTCAGTTTCTGCTTCATTCAGTTCCATTATTTTACCTGATCATTATCACAGTACTTTTGTGATAGTTCAAATCGTGATTTGTAAATACACCCTTAATGCACCGTACCCTAAAACGTGTCGCCAGGTCACTGCTAGCCGAAGAATCGATGATCTGCATCTTCATCAATAATTTTTATTGCGTCAGAAAAACTGCCTATCATTCGACCGTCATAGTGTCGCCATTCATTATTCTCAGTAGACCAGAACAGGGACCACGAGTTGCTGTTTCTGTTGTTTGTTATTTTGGCAAGCATTTCTTCTGCACGCCCTGTGCTCCAAGACAGTTGTCTAACCTCGAAAATGATTACGCTATCGTCTTCAATACGATACTGAAGGTCATGTTCATCCCGGATATGCTTTGGTGGACGACGCTTTTCCATGAAATAGTTCATACATTGTTTAATTTGTACGACTTCAGTGTCATTGAATGCCATAGTTTGTCCTTAGAACATGTTTGATTATCAATACTGGCTTATGATTGTTCGCACTTATCGATAAATTTAGTCGGCTTTACAATCGCAGCCACATAATGCATTTTTTCCACTTCACGTGGATCGACTGTGATTGGCGGGTGAGTATTGTTGACGCTGGTGAATTGGTAACTACCGTCTCTGGTTTTATTCAGTATTTTTACCATATTCTTACCTTCAACAGTGCGCACAAAGACCTCATCGCCGGATCTGACTACTGTGTTGGGCTCAACAACCACATATTCACCTGACTGAATCCTAGGCCACATACTGTCACCCTTAACTTTGAGGGCATAAGCGTCCTTATCATCGCTGTAAATTTGAACCCATCCCTCAAGGGCCTCTATCATATCCACTGCGCCATCAATCCCCAGGAATGCTTCCCCAACTACTTTAACCATGCCATTGGGGACGAATCCAACAAACTCAACATTATCATCTTGTTGCTGTGTAGTGGTATCGGAGAATAGGTCGGCTACCGTGACACCAAGAGCAGCCGCAATTTTTGTTAATGTGCTCTCGGAGTAGCCTTGGATATTCCTTTCAAGGCGAGAGATATTCCCCACGTCGCTATCAATAGCAGTGGCCAATTGCAGGATTGTTAATCCCTTCTGTTTTCTGAGAGCTCTAATTTTTGTTCCTATTTTCATATTATCATTCAACTTTATTTATGCGTCTCACACAAAGCGTATTGCGCATATCAAAGTATATGGTAATATGCGTATGGCGCATTCAAGGTGGAGTGAGATATGCAAATAACGCCTTTAAGGAAAATTCGTTTGGAAAAGCAATTAACAATTGCAGAGGTGGCGGCCGCAATTAACTACGATGTCGGGAACCTCAGTCGTTTGGAGCGTGGTGCTCAGACGGCATCACTTGAGATTGCTGAAAAATTGGTGAAATTTTACGAAAAAAAAATCACTGAAATGCAGATTTTGTATCCGCAGAGGTATATGTAGTTACCCTGGTTCTTTAACAATCGCAGAGCTGTTAGCTGCTACGGAGTCACTGATAAAGTGACGATTTACATATAAAACTACCTCACAGGATGTGAGCTACGGACTATCTATACCAAAAGGAATTTACATTATGGAAAATGCAAATCCACGCAAATCGTTCAACCGGTTTGTGTCAAATCATCTGATGACAACCGCTCATCAGGCAATCAGAAACACCACACAGACGGTCGTTGCAAAACTACTCGGTGTTCACGATTCAACAATCCTGCGCAGAACAGAAAAGTTACCGGAGATATGCGAGACATTGGCCGCAGCCGGTATCAGGGATTTTGTTTTGCCTGGCGAAAGGAAAATCAGTGAGGAGGAGTATCGGTTTCTGTGGAAGCAGATTGGTGAACTCTCTCAGATGAGAATCAAAGAAAACGCCTCGACTGTTGGAGCAGCAGAGGCGCATTAAGAAAAGCACTTAATATTTATACTGTATCAATAGCCAGTGTTGTTGAAAAGAGGGAAACATAAAGTTTCCCTTTTTTGATACAGCAATTAACGGAGTAATTATACATGAAAGTAATTACAAAACAAAGATATGGAGGTCGCTATGAATACAGCGGAAGTGTATGAATTCCCTGTTAAGCAGGAGCAACCACGAGTGGCAGACCTGGACGATGGTTACACTAAACTCGCCAACGAACTGCTGGAGTCTCTTTCATGCTGCAATCTGACAGCCAGACAGTTCCGGGTAATGTTGGCACTGATCAGAAAAACATACGGGTTCGGGAAGAAAAATGACCGGATAACAGATTCTCAGCTGTCAGAAATTACCGGCCTGTCCCGTCAGAACGTTAACAAGGCAAAGAACGAATTAATTTCAATGAATTACATCGTGAAAGATGGCAATAAGATTGGTGTCAACAAGGAGGTTTCGGTGTGGAAAAATCAACTTAGAGACACTGTCTCTAATCTGGAGACAAAAAAAGTCTCTAAGTTAGAGACAAATGATGTCTCTGGTTTGGAGACACACAAAAGAAATACTTTAAAGAAAAAAGAAAATATATATACCCCTATATCCCCTAAACCTGAAAAACCGTCCAAGCCAGAACCCTTTGATGCAAATGCACACCCGCTGCCTGACTGGTTGAGCCGTGATACCTGGGTGAGCTGGGTTACCTACCGGAAAGACCTGAAAAAACCGATCAGGACAAAACAGACACTAAACGGGCTGATATCCAGGCTGACTAAATTTTACGAGGCAGGGTATACACCTGAGAGCGTAATCGACGAATCGATATCAAACGGCTGGACTGGCTTGTTTATGCCGAAATCACCACCAACACGGTCGCGCATTGTCCGGCCTAAGCGTGTTCAGCAATTCATACCGGAGGACTTCTGATGGCAACAGCAGCACAGACTCTGGAGAGGTTTAACCGCATGAAGCCGGAGCACATCAAGCCAAAATTCACGAATGCTGCTGAGCTGATGGCGTGGCAGCGTGAGCAGGGCGCTATCGATGCGAAACGGATTGCTGACGAAAACCGTGTGGCTCGACTGCATAAAATCATGGGGCGTTCCGGTATCAGACCGTTACACCAGGAATGCACGTTTGAGAACTATCTGGCGACAACGCCGGAGCAACAGCGGGCACTCAGTAAATCACAGCAGTACGCAGCTGAGTTTGGTAAATCATTTGGCGGATTTATTTTCAGCGGTAATCCCGGCACCGGTAAAAACCATCTGGCAGCGGCCATCGGCAACCAGATAATCCGGAACGGGAAAAGCATTCTGATTGCCACTCTGCCAGACCTGATGATGCGTGTCCGTGAAACATACCAGAAGGGGGCGAAAACTACGGAGTCGCAGCTGATCAGCGACCTGTGCGAAGTGGATTTACTGGTGCTGGATGATGTCGGCGTACAGCGTAATAACCTGAACGAAGAACTGATTATTTTTCAGGTGGTAGACCGCCGGTTATCGAATAAAAAACCGGTAGGTGTGCTGACCAATCTCAATTTTGACGAACTGGCAAAAGCATTGGGTGACCGAGTTATTGACCGCCTGAGAATGGGGTCACCGACCGTTATCAATTTCACCTGGGAAAGTTTCCGCAGGCAGGTTAAGTAGTGTCATAACCCAGGACAGAAGACTTTTTGAAATGATTGGAGCGGCCAGCGGGAATCGAACCCGCATCTTCAGCTTGGAAGGCTGAGGTAATAGCCATTATACGATGACCGCAATGGTGGGTCGTGGGAGGCTCGAACTCCCGACCAATTGATTAAGAGTCAACTGCTCTACCGGCTGAGCTAACGACCCGAAGAAATTAAAATACCCCCGTAAGAAACTAACGGCAACCGATAACCTCAGGAGGTTGAATGCAAAAACAGACATTCCTTCTCAGGAATATACAGATACTCAGAAATCTCAAGGCAGAGCTTGACAATCTCCCGCTTAACGAAGAATTCCCCCTCGAAGTAAAAATATCCGATCCGAAGCGAACCCTTCCCCAAAATGACATGTTTCATGCGCTGTGCGGCAACGTAGCAGAGCAGGGCATTGTATGGGCTGGCAATACGTGGGGATTGCAGGACTGGAAATGTATTTTCGTATCCGGACATGCAAAGGCTACCGGCCGTGACGGGACGCTTATTCCGGGACTTGAGGGAGAGATTGTACCGCTGGCAAGAGAAAGTACCGCAAACATGAGTAAGAAGCGCATGACAAGCTTAATCGAATATTCGCAGGCGTGGGCTATAGGTGAAGGTATAAAACCCCGCGCCGCGCGATACAGGTTTAATCATTACGGACATCAGGAATAGGAGCAGGACGTATGAAAGAACCGCACATACACCAACTTCTCACCAATGACGAAGCCGATAAGCTCTGCATTTACTACAGGCGTAAGGGGTATAACCCGGTGAAGTCACTGAATATCAATCCTCAGTATTTCGACGTCACCGTGTATCTGCCGGTAGTCAGATATCTGAAACCAACACCACGGGCAATGATTAACAGGATGTGGCGATGAATGACGAACAATTCAAAGTATGCGTTGACATAATCAGGGCATGTCGCGATCTGGATTCGTTCACCAATCACGAGGCTGGGCTGCGCACAGGAAACTCGACAGAGTTCATTAAGTGGTTTACCAACAAAATGCTGTATATCGGATGTTTGCGAAAGGTTGGTACAACGAGGCATAACCGCCATGTGAGTCCGTTATTTGCTATATCGCCGGATGCTGTCACCAGGCTGTATCGTTACGTTTGTGATTCACGTGGTGAGTTAGTGCCGGGTGGTGAGCAGAGTGAGAGAAAGCGAATCGAATTTTGCGGGAAGGTGGTCAGCAAGGCATACATTGAGCCGGGGTTCGGTCGGTCAGATGTTACCTGGTTCGACTCGCTAGTGCAGGGAGTCAGGAGAAGAAATGGTAAAGCCCGCCGGAGCGGGCGACTGGTGTCAGCGGACAACTAAAACTGAGGTTTTGGCATAACGGACGACTGCCGCAGCAGTGGAGCCGAGTAGATAGGTAGAAATACTCGGACGACGGGAGCCGATGATAATCAGGTCTGCACTAATAGCTTCGGCACGTTCAAGTATTTTGTCTTTTGGGCGACCAATTACGATATATCTGTCTGCTCTGTCCTCCGGCAAACTGAATTTCCTGATTATCTCGCCTAATTCTTTCTTTGTGGAATCTATCAGTCGCTTTTCCAGATCCGCGACAGACAAACCACTTTCAAAACCACCATATGGGAATGCTGGTATAACCGCAAGAAAATGGATACGGGCATCTTCAAGTTTAGCGAGGCTTTCAACATGAGGAGTAACCATATCAGTGAGTTCTTTTTCCCATACATCAATCGGAACAAGGATATTTTTGTACATAGTTCCTCCGATATTCATTATTCACTCAGATTAATAATAGACCAGATTGGCTAAAAAGTGAGCAAAAAACGTTCGGCAGTTATTAATCAATGATCTTCGGAAAAAACTCCACTTTGCACCTAAAGCATGGTGGGTTCGCGTAATTATTTATTACAGGGGAGGGTTTGATGAACTGCGCAATATGCGGCGAAGGACTGGCCGACGATGAAGTTTATGTTTGCGACCAGTGCGCCGGTGAATGTCCGCATCTGGAAGTAGTCGAGAAGATAAAAGGAGATGGTGAGAGTGGCAAAGCAACCGCGGCGAAAATGCCTGATATGCCGAGAATGGTTTCACCCGAAATTCAGTAACGAATGATGGTGCTGTCCGGAGCATGGCGCTGAGTTGGCAATAAAGCGACGAAGCAGGGAAAGGGAAAAGGCTGAAGCCAAATTAAGAAAGGAGCAGCAGCAAAAAGAACGTGAAGCAAAAGATAAATTAAAAATCCGCAAGTTAGCAGTAAAACCCACCTCATATTTCCGGCAGCAAGCACAAACAGCGTTTAACCAATTCATCAGACTCAGAGACCGCGATGAACCATGCATCAGCTGTGGTGAACCTAATCCGCCTGATTTACATGGTGGACAGTGGGACTGCGGTCATTTTCTGTCTGTAGGGTCACATCCTGAGCTGCGGTTTGAGGAGCGAAATGCCTATAAGCAATGTAAATCATGCAATGCGGGGGCCGGTAAATTCTCACACAAAAATAACACTGTAACGCAGAAATACGAGTTACGGCTGATTGAAAAATTTGGACAGGAGTTAGTTGACTGGTTACGCGGTCCGCATGAGATACCGCACTGGAAGCGGGAAGACTATATCCGTATACGCGATGAGTACCGTGCGAAAGTGAGGGAGTTAAAGCGTAAGACCTGAAATTACACCGATACCTGAACACTACGGTAATCAGGCGACACTGGTGACTGAGTTGAAAATAAACCGGTACACAGTCAGGACGTTTCACCGGGATACCTGGTGCGAAGCGTACATAATCTACATCGGTGTGCTTATGACCGAGTTCGAGATGAAAGGCATACAGGAGTGAGAACAATGAGAGAGAAACATTGGAGCAACACTACTCTTCAGGGCAACTATACGGGAAGCGTCATTTCTGTTTTATCGGAAGATATTAAACCTCATAGCCTGCAAAATAACGAGGTAATGTATGCGTGATATTCGCCAGGTGTTAGAACGGTGGGGGGCTTGGGTTGTTGATAATCAGGAATCAGTATATTGGTCACCAATTGCTGCCGGGTTTAAAGGGCTGATCCCTGAAAAAGTTAAGAGTCGTCAGCAATGTACTGATAATGATGCACTGGTGATATCCGGCATTATGGCAAAACTGAACATCCGCAACAGCGATATGCATGATCTGCTTTTTGATTACTATGTTTTCGGTAAGACGTTTATTCAGTTGGCCAAGAAATACGGGTGCTCAGACACTCACATAGGGAAAAAACTCCAGAAGGCAGAAGGGCTGGTGGAAGGAATGCTCATAATGGGAGATGTAAAACTGGAAATGGACGGTACATCACATCATGGAGGTATGCGGACATTTATGAACAAATTACATGATTTAAAAATTAATGCTTTACGATCGTAAAAAAGACGCTATTGTGATCAGAGTTATTTCTGTGTCGTATTGATTACAAACTGAAACCCCGTTTTTACGGGGGTTTTTTTATGTTGATAAACAGATAAGATAATTGGTTAAAATCAGTCGTGATTTACGTGTAGTGATACGTAACATCCGAGGGATAAAATAATAAAGTTTGCTATTTGTGATCATCTGTGGCTTAATGGGGTCACTGGTTTGGAAGTACAGGCCTATTTATGCTAGTCAGTTTAAAGTCGTTCACCATTTAGCGTTATCCTCGATACCACTTCATTGCGAATTCCTTCTAATTAATTCCCATAAGTAAAAATAAAAAACAAACCTCATATGCCTTATGGCAATCAAAAAATTAAAGGAAATTCTATGTCTAATACAATGACTGGTTCAGTAAAATGGTTTAACGAATCGAAAGGTTTTGGCTTCATCTCTCCGGCAGATGGTAGCAAAGATGTGTTTGTTCACTTCTCTGCGATCCAGAGTGACAGCTTCAAAACATTATTTGAAGGTCAGAATGTTACCTTCAATATTGAAGACGGGGCAAAAGGTCCGTCTGCATCAAATGTGGTGGGTCTCTAAGGCGCACCAATGATAATAGCACTGTTTTTTCAGTGCCCCTGTTGCAGTGGAACACAATACCGGACTTCGCACTTTGATGTTTCTGCATCAAATCCGCATGGTGCAAAATGCATTTTTTGTAAAACGGTGATGCTGTTGTCCAGGCAATAGAAAAACTAAATTCCAAGGCCTGATAATATTATCAGGCCTTTTTATTATGCAGTAATTATTCCTTATCAGGAAAAAATGTATTCTCTGAATAAATTTTCTATCAGGCTTCTTCACCCAAGGTACATTTTAACCTGGATTGGTATCCTGTTGCTTTTCTGTTTAGTTCAGATGCCTTATCCATGGCTTGTGTTTTTAGGCGATAAGTTAGGTCGTTTTTCTGGTTTGTTCCTGAAAAGGCGGGTATCCATAATTAAAAAAAATTTAGAATTATGTTTTCCTGACAGAAATAAAATCCAGATAGAGAGTATGGTTGCAAGCAACCTGTCATCTTTAGGGATTGCATTATTTGAAACCGGTATTGCCTGGTTCTGGAATGACAAAAAAATTAATGAAATATTTAGAGTAACGGGTTGTGATAACTTTAATGATGTATATGACAAAAATAATGGTGTTTTAATTATTGGTATTCATTCCATGTCGCTGGAACTTGGGGGCAGAGTTATGGGGCTGTGTTTTCCTGTAAATGCTATGTATCGTCCCCACAACAATAAAGCAATGGAGTATATACAAACAAGATGCCGAAGCCGTTCCGGAAGCGGGATGATCGACCGTAAGAATCTGAAGTTTATGGTATCGGAACTAAAACGCGGGCAGGCTATTTGGTTTGCTCCGGATCAGGACTTTGGAACTAAAGGTACTATCTTCGCCCCTTTTTTTTCGGTAGCTAATGCTTCTACATCAAAAGGAGTGGCAGCTATAGCCAAATTATCGAAGTCGCCGATACTTACTGCAACGATGATAAGAAATAATGAAAGTGGTAAGAGGCCTTATGAATTAATAATTGGTAAAGAAATTGCTGATTTTCCGTGTGGAGATGACCTGGCAGATGCTGAGAAACTAAATCAGATTATTGAGGCAGAAATCATGCATGCTCCGGACCAATACTTGTGGGCACACAGAAGGTTTAAGACCAGACCTCCGGGAGAAAATTCTCTGTACAAATAAGTTACAAAGATTGTCATTGAATGATCTCTGTATCACATTGCTTATAAACAAAAACTTCGTATTGCGGGTTTTTATACTCATGTTGATGAAGTTGATTATTTATTGTAATCACGTGTAAGTAAGACAGTTAAAGAAATAGAATGTGGTAAACTGTATAAACACATTTCATATCAGCTGACGTTTAGCAAGTTCCGTACCTTCGGTTCTTTATTTTTGTATTCTATAAAAAATAGATGTGATATTGAAGAGGGAAACCTCAGGAGCCATCATGTCAGGGTTGAGCCAATCAAAGTTAATAAGTCGGTTGCTTCAGTGGATCAGCAGTGCGGCACTGTTACTTTTGGCAATTATATTGATTGTTTTTTTGATAAAAGAAACAATTATCCTTGCTGCTTTGTTATTTAAAAAAAATGACCCGGTGTCGCTGTATTCATTAGTTGATGGGATAATTATATATTTTTTATATTTTGAATTTATTGCATTAATAATCAAGTACTTTCAATCAAACTATCATTTTCCGCTGCATTATTTTTTATATATAGCAATAACAGCGGTTATCAGGCTGGTAGTAGTCGAACATAAACAACCATCATTATTAATCGTATATTCAATTACAATTCTGATATTAGTATTTGCTCTTTATGTAGCTAATACAGAAAAACCAATTCTTAAAAGAAAAAAGGTAAACTGCGAAGCTGAGTAATATCAGGTAAATAAAAAATCCGTGCCAAGACGATGTGGTATAGTAGTGTTGTCAATACCGTGCCGTTGGCTCAGTCTGGGAGCTGACTTTACAACCGTAAGGTTATCTTCTTTACCGGTGAATCAGAGAAATGAGCGGCACTCACGGGACTATGTTCCAGAGGAGTATCTATGTTTAACCCGTTTCAATTTGATACAGTGTTCCGTTTATTTCAATGGTTATCAGTTTCTGCTTTGCTGGTGTTAGCCATTGTGTTGATGGTTGTTTACTTTGCATAAATCACATTTGAAGTATGTGTAAAACTATCCACAGATTACTTGTGTTATGTAAATGTCAGGAATAAATTGATACAAAACATCACCATCCATAAAACGGCCATTATATTTTAAATTAAAATTTGATTATCTTGTTTTTTGGGGGGCGTATTGATTTTATCTGCTATACTTAAAGAGTAAAAGATGAAGACGGGGAGACTAGGTGCTCCACCAGAGTCTTTTCAGCCTCATCAGTTATGATGGGGCTTTTTATTATGTAAATACGTGTAAAGTCGACATCTCTGTTTTTATTTTGTGCCAATATTATTTCTTAACAGAGGGAAATTATTGTGCCTAATATGAAAACAGAAGTAATTGTTGTTCGCCTGACCAAAAAAGAGAGAGCGCTCATGGATGCGGTAAAAACTAAACCACTGCTTTCAGATTGGATGAGAGAATTAGCGCTTGCTGAATTGAATAAACAAGAGGACTGTAATGCATAATATTCTGTTTTTTTGTTTAAAAAAAGATGTACCAGATCCATGGTGTGGCAGGATCAGTTGTCTGGCTGGATTCTTATGACAGGGAATCAGTAGATTTTTTAATTTTTAAAATCCCTGTTAATATGTTATTCCTGTTTTTATAAGTATAAAGAATAACAGGCGGGGTATATGGATTATTATTTAACGTTGACTGAGAGTGATAGTAGTTTTGTTTTACATAAAATTACATGTCAAAAGTTACAGCAGGCTAAAAGTACAGCGTATGTCGGATATTTCTGGGGAGAGCATGCAGCTATTCAACAGGCTGTTGTTATAGCAAAAGGGCCTGTTGTTTTATGTTCGCTATGCCTGAGTCAGGATGATAAAAAACCATAATGATAGCTCACATATTCAATTCTGTTGAATCACCGGATAGAGCATTAGTTGTGTACAAAAAAACCGCAAACAGCAACCGGGGAAAGAATAAGTATATACCAACAACATAACTAAGATGTATTGTTTACAATTGTAGTGCGTCATTTAGATTAAGAAAGGTTGTATAATATTTATTTAAATTCCAAAGGTCGCCTTTTGCGGCCTTTTTCGTTTATATTGCCACAGCATCAATTACCTTATTATCACTTAACATAAGAGCTGTACGCGGTTTTTTATTCATGGCAATAATAAGAGCACAGGAATACGACAGGCTCATTACCTAATCCGTATTCGGTCACAGTGCTCTTCTTATTGATTTCCCGCCTCTGGTGGGATTCCGAATAATGCCGCAGCCACCTCACTTTAACCTGTTTAAATCATATAACCCGGTTGCGGGATTTCCCTATCACTCAACATACGGAACACTCCGCAAGGGGTGGATATGCGCATGTCCGACAAATATTCCAGCCCTACAGCATACGCCTGGGGGCTTATAACCTCTGCCTTTGGCATTTTATCTCTGGATCAGTGGGCTATTGTTGCCGGGATCATCTGTACCGTCGGTACGTTCCTGGTTAACTGGTATTACAAACGGAAGGAATTTCAGCTGAAAGCCGGAGAACATCATGAATAAGCGATTGGTTAAAAAGGTCATGGCTGCTTGTACTGCCGGGGCAATTGCCGGTGCGCTGGTGCTGATCCCCGTATATGAAGGTGTTGAGTATACGCCTTATCGTGATGTGGCCGGAGTGCTCACCGTATGTTATGGCCATACCGGTAGTGATATTCAGCCCGGCAAGCTGTACACGGACGCTGAATGCAAGGCCTTGTTGCACGACGACCTGACGAAAGTCCGGCGCGCGGTTGATCCTATGATCAAAGTGCCGATTGATGACAATACCCGGGCGGCCATCTATTCATTTGTCTACAACGTCGGCCCCGGCGCGTTCTCGCGCTCCACTATGCTGCGCAAACTCAATGCCGGTGATATCGCCGGTGCGTGTGACGAAATGAAACGCTGGACATTTGCCGGTGGCAAGCAGTGGCACGGACTGATTAACCGGCGGGATACGGAGAACGCGGTATGCCACGGAACCCCTTAACGTTGATCATCATTGCTATCATCCTGCTGACTACTGCTCTGTTGGCGGGTTGTTATCTGTATTCACTCCCGAATCACTGTAAGCCTCTGCCGGGTAACCCGCTGGGTGGTGTGATCCATTATAAGTGTGAAGCGTTATGAACCGGAAAGAAGCGGTAATTGCCGCGCTGTTTATTGCTGCCGCCTGGTGGGTATATGACACCTACCGGGATAACCAACAGCTGAAAGTGAGTAACACAGTACTCTCAGGCCAGTTATCAGCACAGCAGGCGATAAACACCACCACACTTTCAGCCATAGCCACTAATCACCGCGTATTACTCGACAACATCAAAGCCAAACAGACCGAGGGTACAGAGCATGTCAACGTTAAGACAGTTATCAAAACAGTATTTAAGGGCAGTGAATGCGCTGTTACTCCTGTTCCCGCTGATGCTGTCAGTGAGTTGCGCAGATACGCGACCGGAATTAATACCCGCACCGGTGATACCGATTCCGCCACAACTGACCGCTGATTGTGAGCAGGTAGATATACCGGATGATCTGACGTTCGGTGGTGCAGTTGAGCTGCTGGCTGATGCCATGAAATATATTGCTAACTGTAATCACGATAAGAGGGCAATACGGGAGATTGAAGCGGGGAGGATAAAAAAATAGCCCGGCAATTGCTGGGCAAATGATTAATAGAAGGGATACTTACGACTCCTGCAATCGAATATACCTGCTAAAAGTTAAACGAAACATAAACAAGTATAATTACTTGGTGTGAGGTTTATAATTAAGGTTAATGAGGTTAATTAATCTTTTTGATAGTCATTAAATTATAGTTTCGGGTTTTTTTACTCGAGATATCTTCCTTTGTTGGGTAATCATTCTGAATAGTCTATTTTTTGTTGATGACTTGGTTTGTCAGTCAGCATATTATGCTTTACTCTTAATATATGTTTATTAGGAGGTTCAGAATGAAAGATATTAATTTTATTGTAGGCCAGAACATCCGCGATTTAAGACACCGTAATGGCTTGACTACAAAGATGTTAGCCAGAATGCTGGGAGTGTCACAGCAACAGTTGTCAAGGTATGAACGAGGTGTTAATAAAATAGATGTCAGTGTTGTATTTAAGATAATAAATATATTTCATGTGTCTTATGAATATCTGTTTCCTGAAACTCAGAATGATTATACAGAATCAGTAAAAAGCTCCTTTGTATATATGGAGCCTTTAGCAATCTAATTACGCCAAAAATATAATCATAAATGTTATTCATTACTAAAAAATAATGAATATCATTCTTATTGAAACGTGAGAATACACCATAAAGCCAGCTTAACATATTGTGAGCTGGTTTTAGTTTGTATAAAAATATTACCCGGTGTTTCAGTCTGTACGAAAAATATAACTGCATAAAAACAGGGTATATCGCAGTGCCATGGTTGACACTGTAATATCAGGCGGGAAAGGCATTGTTTTATCTGCCGGAAATTTCCTGCTGTTCCTCTGATGTATCACCGATATTGAGATGACAGTAATGGCTACTGTGGAACAGTGAATAGATCGTACAAACACATTTTTTATGCGAAAGTATCTCATTGGTTAATAACTTGATGAGGTTATGATGCAGATAAAGTCAGTTTTTATGTTTTTGGGTATGTTTCTGCTTAATGGATGCAGTGTCAAAGTGCCTAAAGATATAACCCCGGTTAAACCTTTTGATTTATCTCATTACTTAGGTGACTGGTATGAAATTGCCAGGATAGATAATCGTTTTGAAAAAGGCTTAAGCAAAGTTACAGCTAACTATTCTCTTCGTGATGATGGTGGTGTGAAGGTTATCAACAGGGGTTGGGATGCGAGTAACAATAAATGGAAAGAGAGTACCGGAAAGGCCTATTTTGTTAACTCAGCTGATACAGGGGCGTTAAAGGTATCTTTCTTCGGACCTTTCTATGGAGGTTACAATATTATTAAGCTTGATGATGACTATCAGTACTCACTGGTTGTTGGCCCCGATAAAGATTACCTGTGGGTGTTATCACGTACGCCAGCTATGCCGACAGAGCTGTTAAATGAGTATCTCAGCTTTGCCGGTGAACATGGTTTTGACAGAGAAAGAATACTTATATTTCAATAAGATTATATTCCGGTTTATTCCCCGGGATACTGAATGGACTGAATATTAAATATTTCAGCAAATAAAACACAACAACCCGCTCCGGCGGGTTTTTTATTACCTGCGAGCTGCCGATCTCCTCTGCCACATTAGCCATGACCAGTGCCACTCCTCACAGCGAGCGTGTGGACATCCAGAATAATCGGTAACACCGGGATAAAGACACCCTCATATGCGGCGACACCTGCCGTGGTGGAAGAAATGGTGAACATCAATCAACTGAGGTGGACATGACTGAAAAATACGAAGTCACAGCAACCAAAAAGGACGGTACGACATATCACGGACTGACGACAACGAAAGAGCCCCGCATTACTAACGGACTGATTGGTATTTCTGGTCTGGATGGCTCATGGACATATACCGCACCGGATGAAATCAGCGACATCAGATACATTCCGGTGGTTGAGGAAAAGAGCAAGGAATAATTATGGCACTCACAGATAAACAGGAAATGTTTTGTCGTGAGTACCTCGTAGATTTGAACGCTACACAGGCGGCTATTCGTGCGGGGTACAGTGATAAAACTGCGCGAAGTGTCGGGAATGAAAACCTGACAAAACCTGACATCGAAAAACGGATTCAGGAATTAATGAGCAGCCGCAGTGAGCAACTTAAAGTTGATGCTGAATATGTGCTGAGGCGCCTGGTTGAAATAGACCAGATGGATATTCTCGACATTATGACCGATGACATGAGCATAAGGCCGGTCTCCGACTGGCCTGCATCATGGCGACGCTACCTGAGCGGCTTCGACCTTGCTGATATGTTTGAAGGACGTGGTGAAAATCGGGAAATGATCGGCATCCTGAAGAAAATAAAATGGCCTGACAAGGTCAAGAACCTTGAATTGCTCGGTAAGCACATATCTGTCCAGGCATTCCGGGACCAGATTAAAAGCGAGCATGATGTTGTCGGCACTCTCTCTGACCTGATGGACGAACTATCGGGCAAATAATATGAAGCCAGAGCATTTAGCGTTACTGCGTAATAAGCAATGGCGTCTGAATAATCTGTACTGGATCACCGATAAAGAAGGTCATCCGGTTCGCTTCAAAATGACGCCTGAGCAAACAGAATATTTCGAAGGCATCCACAACCGCAATATCATTCTGAAAGCCCGTCAGCTTGGATTCACGACTGAGGTCTGCATTATCCAGCTTGACGCAGCCATATTTGAATCAGCTAAGTGCGCACTGATAGCGCACACCTTACCGGACGCAAAACGCCTGTTCAGGGAGAAGATAAAGTACGCCTACGAGCGACTTCCGGATGAAATCAAAGCGGCCAATCCTGCGAGCAATGACTCTGCCGGTGAGCTGGTATTCAGCAAAGGCGGCTCGGTGACCGTGTCAGTATCATTTCGTGGCGGTACGCTGAGTTATCTGCACGTATCAGAGTTCGGGAAGATATGCGCCAGGCAGCCGGAAAAGGCCCGTGAGATTGTCACAGGAGCGTTTGAGGCTGTATCGACTGAATGCTTCACGACAATTGAAAGTACAGCAGAAGGGCGGGCCGGTTATTTCTTCGATTATTGCCAGCTGGCTGAAAAAGCACTGATGCAGGGCAAATCATTATCTCCGCTGGACTGGAAGTTTTTCTTCTTCTCCTGGTGGAAGAATCCGCAGTACGCAATCGACCCTGTTGAGCAGCTACCGCAGCGCCTGACTGACTATTTTGCTGAGCTATCCGGCAAGTACGGAATTACGCTCAACGACCGGCAGAAAGCCTGGTACTACGCCAAAGAAAAAACACTCGGCGACGATATGAAGAGGGAATACCCGTCGATACCGTCAGAGGCATTTCAGCAGTCTGTGGATGGTGCGTATTACGCCAAGCAATTCCGCTGGCTGTACGAGAATAAACGCATTGGCGAAATCCCTGATAACTCACATCTGCCGGTGCATACGTACTGGGATATCGGTGTGGGTGACTCCACTTCAATCTGGTTTGTGCGTGAAGTCGGTGAAGAATTTCACATCATCGATCACTACTCAAACAGTGGCGAAGGTCTGCGGCACTACATGAAAGTACTGAAAGACAAAGGCTATGAATATGCCAGCCACAACGGGCCGCATGATATCGACAACCGCGAGTTCGGTTCAGACGCGAAATCACGCCGGGAACTGGCGCAGGAAGGGTACGAAATTGACGGGCAAACCTACTCCATCCGCTTTGAGGTGGTGCCGAAGCTATCCGTTGATGAGGGTATTGAGGCAGTGCGCGAAATCCTGCCGCTCTGTGTATTCGATGAGAACAAGTGTGGCGAAGGCATTACCCACCTTGAGGCGTACCGGAAAGAATGGGATGACAAACGCGGGTGCTGGAAAGATAAACCACTTCACGACTACACATCACACGATGCTGACGGATTCCGTTATTTTGCGGTCAGTCGCCGCAACGTCAAACGTCTGACAAAGTCTCTGACATTCAACTGGAACTGACATGAATACAAACGTGGATTACAAACATCCGGCATACACCGAATTTTTACCGGAATGGAATATGATCGGGGACTGCGTTGACGGTGAGCGCGTAGTGAAAAGCCGCGGTGAAAAGTACCTGCCGCACCCCGCAGATAAAAAGCGGGATGACGATGATGGTGAGCGATACAAAAAATATCTTCTCCGTGCTTCGTTTCTGAATGCAACCGGACGAACATTAAGCGGATTACTCGGTATTGCATTCAGTAAGCCGGTAAAAATCAGTATATCGGGTGGAACAAAGAGTCTTGAAGCTGATATTGATGGTCAGGGGCAACCATTGACTCAGATGATCCGCGATGCATTGTCTCAGGTATTGCAGCGTGGCCGTGCCGGACTGCTCAGTGATTTCAGTGGGGCAGGTATCCAGACTGAGGCAGACAAAGGCAGACCATACGTCCGGTTGTTTACGGCGAAGGAGATTATCAACTGGCGGGTCACCGGCGGGAAAACATCACTAGTTGTTGTGAAATATCAGGAACCGGTTGAGTCTGATGATTTTGAACTGCAAATGCAGGACCGCTGGATTGAGTTACGTCTGATCGACGGGTTGGCACACTCAAGGCGGTGGCAGAAGGACAGTGAAATCAGCTCTGGCGAGTGGATAAAATTCACTGATGCGCAGGGAAAGCCGCTTTCTGAGTTGCCATGGTCGTGGATTGGGTCAAAAAACAATGACCATACTCCTGATGCGCCACCACTGGCGGACATAGCTTATATGAATATAAAGCATTACCAGATTGAGGCAGATATTGCAGAGTCAGCACACACTATCGGTCAGCCGATGGTTGCGCTGTCAGGCCTGACAGATGACTGGGTGAAAAACCACATGTCAGGCGGGTTCACAGTCGGTTCCCGCAAAGGAGTGTTGTTGCCTCAGGGTGGCGATATGAAGTTTGCACAGCCGGAAGAACGCACCATGCAGATTATTGTGGCAGAGCGCCGGGAAAAGCAGATGGCAATGCTGGGAGCAAAGCTGGTTGAGCGAGGTTCATCGGCGAGAACAGCAACACAGGCACTGGATGAAGCACAGACGGATAACTCTGTTTTATCGTTGAGCGCCGGTAATGTTGAGCGGGCTTTTAATCGTGCGCTGGCTTTCTGTATTCAGTTTGCCGGAACTGGAGAAGCTTCTGTTGAACTCAATAAGACATACGAGATTGCGCAGTTTGATTCGGCAGCAATTACTGCACTTCTGGCATCTGTGCAGTCCGGCAATATGCGGATTGTAGATTTTATCCGGTACATGCAGGGGGCGAACCTTGTCCCGCAGGATGAGAAACCGGAGGATGTAGCTGAAGAGCTGGAGTTGATCAGAGGTACAAATATGCTGGGAGTATAAAATATGCGGCCGGGTCTCATTTTTGATAATGCACTGATGATTCAGATTATGCTGGAAAGGCTCAAGTCATCAACTGCTGACACACGTGAACTGGTGTCAGATATTCGCGCTGCTGTAGCATCTGCATTATCCGGATATTCCGGTAGTGTTTCCTCAGTCAGCAGAGCGAAATCAATTGCGCTGGCGCTGAGAAAAACGCTAAAGCCAGTTCTTTCCGGTTATTCTGACAGGTTACTTGATGACATTATCAACGCCGCTGTTGTGATGGCAGACGCTGAATATCACGGGTTTAACTCACTGGTAAAAAACGTTAATCCGGCTGATACTGACAAGGTGCGCAGAGATGTGCAAAACATACCGCTCTCTCTGACGGGATGGAACAGCTCCCTGTTTCTCGCCAAATTCATTGAGTCGTGGGCCGATACAGCCATGCAGCAGATAGAGAATCAGGTGGTGATATCGTTGTCGTCAGGCGGGAGTGTGGCTGGTCTGCAATCAGCGATTAACGGAACTTCAGCGGAACCGCTGATAATCGCAGCGGCAGTGGTTGGCAGGGTGGTCAGGGGATTTCAGACTGTTGCCAGAACGACATTACAACATGCTCACAGTGTGGCGGCGACGGATTTCTATAAAGAGAATTCTGACCTGATTAAGTATGAGGAATTCAGTGCAATACTGGATAACAAAACATCGGCAGTGTGCCGTTCTCTGTCCGGCCGCCGTTATCCGCTTGGTAAAGGACCGAGACCTCCGCTTCACCCTAACTGCCGTAGTCGCTTGCTCCCGGTGCTTGATGAAAAATATGCAGACTTGTTTGTCACAGAGCCGGTCGGTAATTCTGAATGGGGCGAAGAAACTTATTACGAGTGGCTTTACCGCCAGCCAGCGAACAGGCAGAACATTGTGCTTGGTAAGACCAGGGCACAGTTATTCCGTGACGGCGGGTTATCACCGGAACGATTCGCAAAATTACAACTCGATAAATACTTCAGACCAATAACACTGAAGGAACTTCAGAAAATCATACCCGATGCCTTCAGAAAGGCCGATATCGAACTCAAATGACCCGCTCCGGCGGGTTTTTTATTACCTGTAGTCAGTGACTACACCATCAAAACCAGAGGTTGACGATGTTTAAGTGGAAATTAACCAAAGAAGAATTTGACGTGCTGACTGAAGAGCATAAGGCCATGTACAAAGAAGCCGGTGACGGATACCAAATCCAGATTGACGGCATGCCTGACATCCCGGATGTGTCCGGTCTTCAGAAGAAAGTCGATGAACTGTTATCTGAGAAGAAATCAGAACAGGAAAAGCGCCGTCAGGCTGAAGAAGCCGCAAAGAAAGCTGCAGAAGAACAGGCCCGTAAAAACGGTGATATCGAATCACTAGAAAAGAGCTGGGCTGAAAAACTCAACATCCGCGAAAAAGAGTTACTGACACAGTTACAGGAAAAAGATGCCAGCCTGCAAAAACTTTTGGTTGATAACGTCGCGCAGTCGCTGGCGACAAAACTTGCGGGTGACAGTGCTGCTCTGATTGTGCCGCATATCAAATCACGCCTTGCCGTTGAAGATGGTAAAACCCGCGTGGTGGACGCAACTGGGCAACTATCAGCTCTGACTATCGATGAGCTGGAAAAAGAATTCAGAAATAATCAGTTATTTGCGCCGGTCATTATCGGCAGTAAGGCAACCGGAACCAGGGGTGACGGAGGCAAAGACAAATCACCTGCCGGAGGCAGTGATAAACCCAAAAGTGTGAATCCATTGGTGGATCGCGCACGTGAAATCATTGCAAAAAATACAGAGGCATAAGATTTATGACATTGCATATTTTTCAGCACCAGGTATCTCTGGCAGCGACAGAGTTGGTGGCTCAGGCAGTACAGCAGTTTAATGAAGCATCCGGCGGTGCGCTGGTTTTCGGTGATGGTGACCATATTGGTGATTACATCGAGCAGACATCATGGCAGTTACTTGGTGGTCTGGCACAGCGTCGTAATGCATACGGATCAGATAATCTTACACCGCAGGAGTTAGGGCAAATTCTCGACCGGATGATTAAGGTCGATGGTCGTATCGGGCCGGTATCTGTCACTCCGACGATGATGAAGCGCCTGGGTAAAGACGTAGCAGAAGCGGCAGCGGTAGTATCTGCGCAGGCTGCAGAAGCGATGCTTCAGGATTATCTGAACACTGCCGGTGCGGCATTGAAAGCGGCAATCTCCGGCAACGCTGCGGCAGTTACTGATCTGACAGCAGCAGGAAGCGCACCATCACTGCGCGGGTTAAACAAAGGCACCCGTCCGTTTGGTGATGCGTATTCCCGTATTATCGCCTGGCTGATGGACGGTGCAACGTTCAATGACTTTATGGACGAAACACTAACCAACTCCAGTAACCTGTTCCAGATTGGTAACGTGGCCATCAAGCAGGACGGATTCGGGCGTCGTTTTGTAATTTCTGATATTCCGTCTCTGTCTGAAGGTAATAAGCAGCATTCACTCGGTCTGGTTACCGGTGCAGCGGCTGTACAGACCTCACCGCTGATCATGAAAGCGCAGGACGTTCTCGGACAGGAAAACATTAAGGCTCTGATGCAGGGGGAATATGATTTCACCATCGGTTTGCGTGGTTATCAGTGGGCGAAGGACAGTATCAAGTCACCGACTAACGAACAGGTAGCCGCAATTGATAACTGGAAACAAATTGCTGCAAGCATCAAAGACACTGCCGGGGTTATGGTGACATTCGGTAAAGATGCTGATGCAGGCGGTTAGGCTGCTAAATCTGCGAAGTAATCGCAGTAATAATCCGGAGGTGATATGGCAGTACAAATCAGTCCGGAGCAGATAGGCGAGCAACTGGAAATGATGGGGTTTGAGGCTCCTGATTTTGCGGTTGCCGCCGCATTATCTGTAGTGGACAGCATTGACGGATGCCTTGATAAGGCAGGGTATACGGATGCGGTGATGACGCTTATCAAGGTGTATTCCGTCATCCTCATCCTGTCTGCGGCTGATGTCCGTAAAATTGCATCAGAACATGCACCGTCCGGTGCTTCAGTTTCGTACCAGTATTTTGCTGACGGCAGAAAATCATTGCTGAAATTGTTATCCGCGCTGGATATCGCCGGATGCACAGATAACCTGCCTATTGACCGGCCGGTCGGCATTATTCAGTTTGACGTGAACCGAGGGTGATATGGGTAAAATCCTTCGCCGGTTCTGCAAGGGATGGGCAACTATCTGGAAGATTGAAGGCAACGACAGTTACGGCAAGCCGAAATTTTCAGAGCCCATTCATATCCGGTGTGACTACGGAAGCAGGATGAGTGACGGAACAAAAACGGTAGGCACTGAAATTGTCATCAAAAATGTCATCTGGACGGAATACAGCGAAGCCACACAGGATGATTACATCGCTATCGGCAAGCATGACGGACAAGATCCGTTCGTGGCCGGAGCCAGCAGAATCAAAGCTGTTGACCGTGACCGCGATATTAACGGCGGCAAAGATGACTACACTCTAACAACGGTGGTGTGACATGGGAGCAAAAGTAATCGGTATTAACCGTGCTGTTGCTGACCTTAATGCGCTGGTCGGTAATATCACGTCAAAGAAAGTCAGCAGGGCCATGCATCGTGCGCTGGATATCGGCGGCAGACAGGCTGCGGTATACACGCCGATTGATACAAAGACACTGATCAACTCTCAGTTCCGTGATGTGGAGGTGAAAGGAACGTTGTTTACCGGGCGTGTGGGTTACTCAGCATCCTATGCTGTTTTCGTTCACGACCCGAATGTGAAGCAGAGCTTCCGCAGACCGACAGCGAAGAAAGAATTCCTCACTAAAGGCTTTGAGGAAACACAGCAGATGATTGACCAGGCTGTCGCGGAGGAAATGCGCATATGACCACCATCGAGCAGGTTAAGCGTTATTTTTCCGAGTCAGGGCTGTCTGACGGTTTTATCATTCAGGACTATGAATGGTCAGAATCCGGCGGACACGACCTGGATGCGTACATGGTTTTTCAGCAGCGGGACGGAACCGGAAGAATCAATGATCTTGGTGGTGACGATTTTTTCACAGTGTCGTTAATTTCAGGTAAGAATTGGGTGGAGTTTGTCGCTCAGAGAGCCTATGAAATACTTGATTATGTCAGGTGCCATGCTCAGTCTCATGGCTTGAATTTCATTATCAATATTTCCGGGTTCGTGAATCCGGTTCAGACGGCAGAGGGGAGGTATTGGATTCCCCTGACCTTCCGCTGCACATCATAAACAAACACACTTCAAACAGGTCGCTTCGGCGGCCTTTTTTATTTGCAAATAAAGAGGTTACAACATGGCACAATGCCCTGATGATAAAGGCCTGGTGATGGGTAATGCGGGAATTCTCCGCATCGCGTCCGGTTGCCCCGGTACGGCTCCTGAACAGTCCGCATTTCTGCGTCTCGGCGCACTGACCAGCAAAAGCGTGGATTACGGAACTGAAACAGTTACATCCAAGGCTGATGACACGAAAGGCCTGACTGAGGCCATCGTGACCGGTCTGGATTTAACCATTAAGTTTGATGGTGAACTGAAGCGCAAAGGTGCTGATGGTTCCACGTCTGCTTTTGATATCGCCAAAGAAATCCTTGCTGAAGTCAAGGCCAGCCGTCAGCCGTCATATTGGGTGCAGCTTGACATGAAAGGCGATGGTAGTGATGTGATTCAGAGTTACATGAACTTCACATCATGGTCTATGGAGTTCCCGACCAAAGAAATCTCCACGTATTCCGGTGAACTGAAAGTCGCAGACGCTGACAGCTTTGAATGGCTGCAGGAAGAAATCGTGGTTCAGAGCATCGCAGCCAACCCCGCGACACTGACTGTGAAAGCTGGTGAAACTGCAACATTCACGGTCGGATTTAATCCTGTTGACGCGACAAACAAAAATTACGAAGTGGTCAGCGATAAGCCTAACTTCGCTACCGTCAGTAAGCTACTGAATGTTGTCACTGTCACCGGTGTCGCCGCCGGTACCGCGAATATTACAGTCACATCGGAAGATGGCAGTAAGGCGGCGAAATGTGTCGTTACAGTCACTGCGGCCTAAATATTACAAAGGGTATCTCCGGGTGCCCTTGATAATGTTCAGGAGGATATATGACACCGCGTTTAGAATACGGCGAGATGGTGATATCCACTGCCGAAAATGATTACCTGTTCCGCCCGTCGCTGGATGCCATGACGCGAATCGGTGAGCCTAAAGAGATTGTGAGTGCGTTTACGCAATTAAATGGCGCTGAGGTACAACAAATTATAGCGTCTGCTGTAGACGCTTACGGAGTGGTTCCTGAATGGCTGATTGCACTGTTAAATAAACCGGTTTACGGGCGCAGCATTTTATCGACAGCAATGGACGTGATGCAGGCATGTTGTAACGATGACTGTTCTGAGGTTATCGGTGAATGGCGGGTTGGCAAATCCGGCATGGTGTACCGGCGCGGCGCTATGCATTATCGCGATATCATCCTGCTGGCGCGCGAGCTAATGACCCACGGCATTATCGGTAAAGCTAAGGTGCGCAAACTCCAGCGCAACGAAGGTAAAGACGAATACTCCGACGAGTTCCACGCCGTCGATTACATCAGTGCCGCCCGTGTGCATTTCAACATCACCCGCAGCGAAGCGGAACAACTCACAATGACCGAGTTCGTGATGATGCTGAAAGCGAAATATCCGGATGAGAAAGGCTTCACGAAAGATGAGTATGAGGCTATCACCAAGGCCGATGATGTCCGTAACGATGACCTGATTAAGGGCAAGCGCCGGTTGGTGAGCAGGAAGACAGTTTAACATATCCGCCATTTGGCGGTTTTTCATTTTAAGGAGCCGGTAAATGGCAAACGTCGGTGAAATCGTATATCAGGTGCAGATGGATGTTGCTCAGTTATTGACATCACAGCGTCAACTGGATCAGCGGCTGCGGAATATGGAAGGCAGATTTAACCGCACAACGACCGCCGTCAATGGCACTGAGCGCTCAATGGCCTCGCTGTCGCGGGTTGCCGCATCTCTGACTGCTTACTTGTCTGTGTCAGCCGTTACCAGCTACGCGGAAGCTTGGACGGCGCTGAATAACAAACTCGTCAACTCCATAAAGACCGGAGAGACGCTGGCGGTGGTGAATCAGCGCGTGTTTGATATTGCTCAGAACAGTCGTTCAAGCCTTGACGGTATCGCAACGCTGTATTCACGACTGGAAAGAGCGATGCGCAGTGCCGGGCTCAGTGGCGAAGAGTTAGGGCAGATAACCACCACTATCTCAAAGGCAATGACCGTTTCAGGTGCCACAGCAGCAGAATCAGAAGGTGCACTTGTCCAGTTATCACAGGCACTGGCATCTGGTGTACTGCGCGGGCAGGAATTTAACTCAATGAGTGAACAGGCTCCGGCACTGATGAAAGGACTTGCGGATTCACTGGGTGTCAGCATCGGCAAGCTGAGAGCGATGGCCGCAGAAGGCAAATTAACCACGGATGTACTGTTAAAAGCATTCCGTGAAATGGGACCAGCTATTGAGAAGGAGTTTGCGAATACAACACAAACAATGTCGCAGTCTCTTCAGATCGCCAGTAATAATATTACTAAATTCTTTGGCGAGAACACCACTGTTAAGACATTTATAAACATCTTCAACGACGCTACCGTATCTGCCAGCAACAATCTGGAATCACTGACTAACGTATTGCTTATTGCAGCCGGTGTCATGGGGTCTAGATATGTTGGAGCTCTTACGCTATCAGCTACCGCTCAGGCAAAGAAAGTTAAAGAGACACTTGCCGATATGGCGGCGACAAAACAAGCGGTCAGAGTTGAGATCGAAGCCGCCACGGCAACCATCAACAGAATTGCAGCTGAGAAGACTCTGGCTGTGACAGTTCAGCAGTCGCTGGGTGCGCAGCTGGCAGCAGCCACTACTGAAGCGCAGAGAACCAGAATTCGCCGTGAATTGGCAGTAAACTCAGCAGTAATAACAGGATTAACACAGCAGGAAACCGCAGCTACAAATAGTCTCGCTGCGGCACAGAACAGACTTAACGTTGCAAGTGGGTTGGCAAGCAAAGCTCTATCCTTGATTGGTGGACCGGTTGGTGCTGCGATGTTGGCCGGAGCCGCTGTGTATTATTTTTTCCAAAAAGCTGAAGAAGCAAAAAGATCAGCACAAGAGTTTGCTGATTCACTAAATGAATTGCGTGCCAGCATGGATAAAATGTCTCGCACCGAACTGGCAGCAAAAATAGCAGATGCCAGGGACGAGCTCGAAGTTCTGACGGATGCTCAGCGCTCTGCAGAGCAGGAGGTTAAAAATCTCAAAACAGCATACAAAGCATATTCTGATGGGGTATTACACTTTGGCAGTACCCAGGAGAACCTCGAAATAATATCCAGAAAATTAGCAAAAGCAGAAGCCAATCTTGAGCGCGTGCAAAATGACAGAAGCAAGACTGTGAATTTTATCAGTGCAGCGCAAGCGAAGTTAAACGGGGAATTGTTGCAGGGCGAGGAGCTGCTAAAGCGAGAGGCGAGTACTTTGCTACCTAATGCCGGAGCAGCACTTCGCGCTTACGGGCTTGACCTTGACGGAGCCACAAAAGCAAAACAAAAGTTCAATTCAGCAAGCCTGAAAGTTGAATGGTCAGATGCTGGCGCTGACATGAAAAAGACGCTTGAACGTGAAATTGAAATGGCTGGAGCGAAGGATGACGTAGTAAGACGTCAATTACAGGTCAAGTATTATGTTGAAGATAAAGGGATATCAGAGCAGGAAGCTAAAAAACTTGCTGAATTAGCTGCTAAAGCTGGCGAGGCAAGCGAAGCAAAAAAAACCGGTATTAAAATATCAAGGGAGGCGGTATCCGAAGCAAAAAAAGAAGCAACAGAAGCGGAAAAACTCAAACAGAAGATAACCGACCTGGCTAATGCGACGAAAGTTGCAGAGCTGGAAACAAAAGGGCTGTCCCGCGAGGCTGCAATTCTTGAAGCAGTACAGAAGCTTGGTTCAAAAGCTAATTCTGCTCAGATCGCCGAAGTTACAGCACTGGCCGGTAAAGAGTACGACCTTACGCAGAAAATCAAAGACCGAAAAGAGGCTTTTGAGCAAAACCCTCAGGCAAAAGTTGATCAGGACATCAAACATGCCGGTGAGCAGCTTGAACGGCAACTGAAAGGCAACCTCATCACCGAGGAGCAGTATCAGAAACGCAGCATTGAGTTAAAAGCGGAACACGCCAGAAAAACGGCAGAGATAAATGCAAAATCAGCCGTCACTCCTGTTCAGGATATGGTGGCTCAGGTTGATCCTGTTCAGGCGCTGGCTAATGAGCACGCTCAGAAGTTGGCACTGATTAAAAATTTTGAAAATCAGAAAGTTATTACGGCACAGCAAAGTCTTGCGCTGATAAATGCAGCAAACACTGAGTATGAGGAAGCAAGACTGAATGCTCAGTGGGAAATCTGGCGTAATCAGAGTCAGGCCAATCAGTTTCTCGCAGATGGTCTTGATGCTCTCGGTCAGCGCTCATCCAACGTACTGACAGGGCTTATTACCGGCGCACAGAGTCTTAATGATGCATTCCGTAATGTAGCGTCAACCATTGTTGATGAGGCTGTAGGGGCGTTAGTTCAGATGGGGATGCAGCAGATTAAAAATATGGTTGTTGGTGAGGCCATGTCAACAGCAGCGCAGGCATCTACTGTTGCTCAGGCCGTGGCAGTACAATCAGCATGGGCTCCAGCGGCAATGAGTGTTGCTATTGCAACGATGGGGGCGGCGGTTACAGCCGGTTCAGCGTCTTACATGTCAGCCATGGCGGCGAGTAAAACAATGGCTGTCGCCGGTGCCCGTTATAACGGTGGCCCCGTTGACGCTAACAAAATGTATCGCGTTGGTGAGAATGGGCAGCCTGAAATATTCAAGGCATCGAACGGTCATCAGTACATGATCCCCGGTGACAGCGGAAAAGTAATCAGTAACCGGCAGATGGGTGGCGATGGTGGTGTCAGCATGGGGGATATGTACTTCAATTTTCAGGTTCAGGCTCCCAATGGCATGACAGAAAAGGAAGCAACAATGATAACCAGGATGGTTAAAGGTACTGTATATGACGTTCTGATGACAGAAATCAGAAGCGGTGCAATACAAGGTAATCAGCGCTATTAACAGCCACCAGTACGGTGGCTTTTTTAATGGAACCGATAAATGGATGAATTTAAATGGCGTCCTGAGGATGCCTGCCAAATTAATAATGAACCGAAGGTCAGGGTTGCAAAATTCGGCAATGGCTACGAGCAGAGAGCCAAAGACGGAATCAATAATCACCTTAAAACATATAACCTGGCATTCATCAAACCGGTTTCTGTCGGACGTGAAATAGATAATTTTCTCAGTCAGCGTGGGGCAGTGGAATCATTCCTGTGGCTGACAGGGGATGACAAAACCCTGCGGACATTCGTGTGCCGTAGCTGGCAGGTAACGAGGAAACAGTCTGTCTGGCAGATTGATTGTGTATTTGAGGAGGTGGTTGCGTGAGAGATATTCCGGCAGATATGCGGATTGCGGTTACTCAGATTGAACAATCAGCAATGCTTGATTTGTATGAGGTGGATTTAAGTCGCTTCGGCGGGAATGTATACCGCTTTCATGACGGAATGAACGGCCTGTTGAAACCGGTGATTTGGCAGGGTAACCGATATGATCCGTATCCGGTTCAGGTAACCGGACTCAGCATGACAGCGCAGGGAGCGTCAGCAAGGCCGAAGATGACATTCGCCAACATTGATGGGTTGCTGACTGCAATCAATAACGATTATGACGACGCACTGGGGGCGATTGTTACCAGACGGCAGGTTATGGAGCAATATCTTGATGCGGTAAATTTTCCGGATGGAAACAATCAGGCAGATCCGTCCCGTGAGGCTGTACAGAAATTTGTCATTGAGCAACGTGAAAATTCAGACTCAGATTTCGTTACATATGTGCTGGCGCTGCCGACAGAAACAGATAATGCACAAATTCCCGCTCGGGTTATTCAGGCTGATATATGCCCGTGGCGATATCGTGGACAGGATTGCGGGTATGACGGGCCTCCTGTCGCAGACGAAAAGGATCAGCCGACCAATGACCCGACAAAAGATCAGTGCTCTCATAAGTACCGTGGCTGCAAACTTCGCCACTCCTCAGTATTGCCGTTCGGTGGGTTTCTCGGCTCCAACAAACTAGGTTAACCCATGATTGAAAGTAACATTATCGCACATGCAACAACGGAAGGTGTGAGGGAGTCGTGTGGGCTGGTTTCAGGAGGAATTTATTTCCCGTGTACCAATATTCACCCTGACCCGGAAAATTATTTTGAAATCAGCTCAGAGGAATGGCTGAGAGCTGAGAGTCATGCAGAAGTGGAAGCTGTCGTGCACAGTCATCCGGCTGGACTGCCATTTTTAAGCGCGGGCGACAGGGATATGCAGGTTAAAACCGGATTACCGTGGTGGCTCGTTTGTGATGACCGGTTACTGAAATTTAATCCTGTTCCGCGATTGCTGGGGCGTGAGTTTAATCACGGTGTGCAGGACTGCTACAGCATTATCCGGGATGCTTACCATTTGTGCGGCATCAGTCTTGATAACTTTGAGCGACATGATAATTGGTGGTACACCGGTGACAATCTGTATCTGGATAACATTTCCGGACAGGGTTTTTATCAGGTTGATGAAGTACAGGATGGCGACGTTATTCTTATCTGCCTGGGTACATCAAAACCTTGTCATGCGGCGCTATATATCGGTAATCAGGAGATTCTTCATCATCGCCCTGATCGTTTGAGTAAGCGGGATGTTTACGGTGGCTACTGGTTTAAATTCACACACAGCATATGGAGGCACAAACAGTGGTCAGACTACAGTTTGCTGGCTATTTACGCCGATATGGACGCCGGTTTGAATTAGAGGTCAGCAGCGCAGGTGAGGCGTTAAGATGTCTGTGTTATCAGATTGACGGATTAAAACGGGAAATAAACCATGGGCAGTTCAGGGTACGCGTTGCCGGTCATGATATGACTGAGGACTGCATAGTGGCAGGATTAAACACCCCACTTAATGATAATGATGTTATCACGATAGTGCCGGTTATAGGTGGCGCAAAATCAGGTGGCTTCCTTGGCATTATCGGCGGCGCAGCGCTAATTGCCGGGGCATTCTTTATTCCGGGCGGTTTTCTGGCAACGATGACATCGACGGCTATGTTTGCTGCCGGTGTCGGGATAGCGGCAGCAGGGGTGGCAACGATGCTGACAAGAACACCGGGCGCACCAAATTTCAGTGAAGGCAATTCAGAAAGTAACCAGTATTTCAGCTCACTTTCCAACAGAATCGGGCAAGGATATCCCGTTCCGCTTTGTTATGGAGAGATGGTGGTTGGCTCAAATGTGATTTCACAGGGGTTGGAGACAGTATAAATGGGCAAAGGTGGTGGCGGCGGAAGCACGCCGAATCTGGTTGATGACAACCTGAAAAATAAGCAATTTCTCAACATTATTGATTTGGTGTCAGAAGGTCCTATAGAAGGACCGGTTGGCGGAATGCAGGGATTCCTGCTGAACGGAACGCCTATAGTCGATAAACAAGGTAATCCGAATATTCGCGGGGTCGAGGTTCAGTGGAGATCGGGTACGCAGTCTCAGTCTCCGCTCGATGGTTTCCCGTTTGTTGAGAAAGAAATACCTGTAAACGTGGAAGTGAAAAAAGAAACACCGATATTGCGTACGGTATCTGATCAGGAAGTCGATCGCATTCGCTTTACATTAGGTGTTTCGGCGCTGGTAAAACAGGACAACAAAGGCAACCAGGAAAACACTTCTGTTCAGATGCTTGTCGAGATTAATGCTGGCAGCGGATGGGTGACAGAAAAAACAATCACAATAGGTCCCGGGAAAATAAGTGGTCAGTACCTTGAATCACATATTATTAACGCGCCAAAGCAAAAGCCGTTTCAGATAAGAGTATCGCGCCTCACTGATGACAGTAAAAGTGACCTTCTTAAAAACGGGACGGTGTGGGCCAGCTATACAGAAATTACGGATGCTAAATTTTCATACCCAAACTCCGCTGTGGTTGGTATGCGCATTGATAAATCTCAGTATGGTGACACGCCTAAACGTACATATCATATCAAAGGGCTGATTGTTCAGGTCCCGGATAATTATGACCCGGAAACCCGCAGCTATAACGGTATATGGACGGGGAGGTTTAAGCCTGCATGGACAGACAATCCCGCATGGATTTTTTACGATCTGGTGACCAATGAGCGTTACGGGATTGGTTCCGTGATGGGGCGTTTTGGTTGTGACCGGTTTGCTTTGTATGCGATAGCCAGGTATTGCGATGAAATGGTTTCGGATGGGTTTGGCGGCAAAGAGCCACGATTTACTTTCAATGCCTATATTACCGCACAGCGGAAAGCGAAAGACGTTATTGATGATTTGGCATCCGTATTTCGCGGAATGCCTTTATGGGATGGAGTGCAGTTAACCTGCTTTCAGGACAGGCCCGCAGATCCGGAATGGACATACACAAACTCAAATGTTATCGGCGGGAAATTCAATTATACATCAACAGCTAAAAGTGCAAGGCATAATGCAGTTGAAGTTTCATGGATTAACCCGGATAACGGCTGGAAGGAAGAGAGGGAGTTTATACAGGATGATGGTCAGATCATAAGATTTGGCGGACTGAATGTTAAGAAAGTAACGGCTTTCGGTTGCACCAGCAGGGGGCAGGCTCATCGTGTTGGTAAATGGATTCTGGAAACAGAGAAGCTTGAGACTGAAAGTGTAACATTCACGACTTTCAGGGAGGGTATTAATTGTCTTCCGGGTGACATCATTGAAATAGCGGATGATTCATTTGCGGGTTCAAAAGTCGGTGGCCGGGTTTTAGATGTTGTTGGCAGCAGAGTAAAAACAGATGCACCTATAAAATGGACTTCTGGTGATAAGGGATATTTTGCGTACCTCGGCGGCAGCGGGAAGTTCATCAGAACAGAAATATCATCAGTAGATGGCGATATTGTTATCCTGAAGAGCGAACCAGCCGGACTGCAAAAATTCGGTGTGTTTTCTGTATCGAAAAACACGCTGATTATGCGAATGTTCCGGGTACTGACTATTACTGAAGATAAAGACGGTAACTATCAGTTTAACTGTATTCTCCATGAACCAAAAAAGGAGCGCATTGTTGATGATGGTGTTAATTTCACCGGCAATCCGCCTGCACAAAATACGGTTCGAATCCCTGACATTGAACGCCTTTCCGTAGCTTATATCAATGACAGCTCTCAGGTTCAGGCCAGAGTTATTTGGGCCATGGCAACCGCTAACCGCAATATTTCTTACGTTGTTTCTGTTTATAAAGATGACAAGGTTGTCTTTACTGGTGAAACGTCTGATCTTGAATATTATTTCAACGGATTGGCCGCTGGGGAATATCAGGTTGGCGTACGCGGCAAAGATAAAAATGGAATGCTGGGAAGCGAGTCGACAGTGCTGATGGTTATTGGTGCACCAGCGGCCCCTTCGTTTATCAGAGTTGAGTCAGGCTTCTTTGAGGTGAAATTGATACCACATATCAGTGCCCCGCACACACTGAATACTGAGTTTGAATTTTGGTTTTCCGGCGAGCAAAGAATCACCAACATTAATAACATTGAACAGGAGGCTGAATTCCTTGGCAGGGCAAAAGTATGGTCAAAAGGTCAGTTAAAGCCCGGACATGATTACTGGTTTTATATCCGAAGTATTAATGAGTATGGTCAGTCTCATTTTATTGAAGAAAAAGGTCAGTCCAATAACCATGCGGATGAAATATTCGATGTAGTGCAAAAAGAGCTCGAAGACTCAGCCATCATTAAAGACCTGCAGTCTCAGGCGAATGATAACTTCGAGGCCATTATCAACAACGCCAATAACGTTTACGGTCAGTGGGGTTACTGGCAGCGTGAAAACGGTGCGATGAAAGCGGAAATCATCGAAGTCCGCAACTACACGGTTACGGAAACAACGGCACTTGCAGAGAAACTGGATGCGGTACAGGTTAAAGCAGAAGACGGTCTGGCGCTGGCGCAGAACTCCATCCATGCGCAGTGGGATATGGCATCCGGTCAGGCATCGGTGGTCCACGATATGAAAGTCCGGATCCGTTATAACGGTGAGGATTATTCCGCCGGTATGGTTATCGGGGCAGAGCTGAAAGGCGGTCAGGTGAGCACGCTTATCGGGTTTAACGCGCAGCATTTTGCATTTTATAATCCGGTGAAAAAATCGATGGACATGTTTATGTACATGAAGGACGGACAGGTCTTTATGCGTGAGGCGTTCATTAATCAGGCATGGCTTAACAGTGTGGTTGTCACTGACAAAATGCAGTCAGAGAACTACGCGCCGGGTAAAACAGGATTCCTGATTGATGCGAAAACCGGGAAAATGGAAATAAATGGTTCTGATACCTCCGGTGGCAGGATGGAAATTAAGAATGACCAGATCCGTGTGTGGGATGAAAAAGGTCGTCTGAGAGTTGAAATCGGAAGATTAACAGGATGAACACTATGAAATTTAAGGTGCTTATTTTATCTGCGATTATTTTGTCTGCTGCCGGGTGTGCTGTCAGCATGCCTGCTGTTACAGATGTGGACTGTGTGGCTTATTACCGTGAATCAACGTTCCCCGGACCTGTTCATAAGCTTCATCTGGTGAAAAAGAAAAATGATAACCGGAAGTATCAGAACAGGATCTGGTATAAGCAATCCGGTCTGAGTGGTGTGAAATTTACCGGAGGCTGGATACCGGAAAGTATACTGGAGAATATGGAATGCCGGGATTCGGAATAAAGGCATTTGATGATCAGGGCCGTGATACGGTTTATATGCTGTCTAATTTTGCCCAGCCACTGCTGCCGATCAGCGGCAGTGGTTCCCAAACTTATAATTTACCGGTCGGAGCAAAATTATATGCTTTTCCGGTAAGTGGGGTATTCGGTGGTATTGATATTACAGTCAAAGGTAATACGGTTTCGTGGAGGAATATTGTCTCACCGAATAAGTTAATTATTATTTTTTCAATGGGGGTGCTGTGACATTTGGATTTACAGTTAATGACGCTACTAACAGAAAACTATTTACCCCGTCAGGAAAGTGCTACGTTTTATATCGTGTTATGAACGTAGGCTCAGGAAAAAATAAAGCGTCATATCATGATACAGGTATAAGTCGAACCAGTGATCCTGTCCCGCTTTGCTTTGTCCGCAGTACCGAGATGTATACATCATCAAATACTCCGCCGCTTGGATGTGTTTTTCTTGGACGATTCGGCACTTATAATGATCAAAACCATATTATTACTGCAGAAAATACCCGTTCAGTGATTTACCTGTTTATGCCGGGTAACTGGGTGGAAAACAAAGAAGGAAAGCAAAAATGGGGAGCCAGGTTTTATGATGAGGATGGAGAGGTCAGCTTTTGTGGCTGGCAAAAACCTCTGATAATTGACGGGTATATTTCATCTGAAGATGGTACATCACAACAACTCAGAAAAAATACCAATGCGATACTGATGAGGGCATTAGGAGAGATGTCTCTGTATATTCCATCAATGGATCCCACCTTGCCGGTGATATTTTTTGTCACCGGGACTGCATACAACGGAAGAAGTGCACCGTTGTTCAAAACAGTCGGATTGCAGGGCGGAGGGGCTAATTATGGACGGAGTTACAAAGGTCATATTCCTTATATTGATGCATCTATATACGAATAATAACAATAACCGCTCCGGCGGTTTTTTTTCGTCTGAAATCCGGGAGGTCTCATGATTTACACAGACGGCACCATAGCCATTAACGCCGGCTCACCGATTGTGACCGGTACCGGAACGCAGTGGAAAAAGAACATTCACGGTGTAGCTCCCGGCCAGCTTATCAGCATCGAGAACGGCGCAGCACCGGTCAACATGATGATCCGCGCGGTAAACAGTGATACTGAGCTGGTGTTGTCATTCAATGCCCCGGTAACGCTCAGCGGCGCGAAATACTCTATCGCCACCACGGTACCGGATACCATTTCAGATGCGGCCCGAACCATGTCAGCGAATCAGGGCTATATCGTTTACTTTCTCCAGGCAATGCAGCAGTGGATGACAGATACCGGTCAGGTGGAAATTGAGCTGCCGAACGGCCAAAAAGTGACGCTGGAGGATGTAAAAGGGCTGGCTTCGAGGGAATGGGTCGGGGAGATGCTGTATAAACCGAATTCCGCTGTTACCCGCGTACAAAGTCCAAACAAAAGGAACGTTGTTCAGCTGGAAAACGGGGGAACAGTCGGTTTTAAAGACACCGTCACAGACAGATATCGTTTTGCGTTGATTTCGGATGGCTCCACCCGCTGCTTTAGTGACGGAGAATATACCGGACTGGATTTAATAAAGATCGATGGCCGCTATGTGCGACTGGAGACAAATCCTCATGCGGGTACAGCATCAATGCTTAGCATTGTGTATCGGCAAGCTAACGGCGAAAACCAGCACATTGTGACGATACCATATGACACCGGCGTAGTTGCGACTCGCTCTTGGATTCAGCAGGCAACCGGATGGGGGTCAGTATACGCGGACTATCCTCCGTATATGACAAATTTCACTAACACTAATTTGCCTAATGGTATGTATAGATTTGACCAGAACAGTCAAAATCCCCCTTCTGTTATAGGAGACAGATTTGGAAGCGTTATAACCACTAGGTATTCCGGGGATATTGGACAAAGGATAGTCCTTCCCAACTACGGCGCGACGCACATGGCGATACATCGGTATACTGGTTCTGCATGGGAATCGGTAAGGGTGTTGACATCCAATATGTATATCGTAGATGGCAGTGGATATTATAAAAAATCGTCGCCAATCGTTCAGATTTATCCTGATGGCCATTATGAAACCAACGACGAATCCGAAGGCGCGGAAGTCCGCCGTACCGGCACCGGCCAATATCACATTACCGGCATTCTTGGTTATAACTCAGATGGCGCATGGGGTGTAAACGGCGGTATTTCGGTACCGAAAGACAATAACGGCCTTGAGCTGGTTTATGTCGATGACCGCGTACAGAAAGATGGCAGTATTATCATCGAAACCTGTCACCGTCAGCATGCGCATTTGCCGGAACGTTTCCAGAACTGGCGGCTGAAAGAGGTCACCCCGGAAGGTGAGCGCATTTTCTATCAGGACGGTGAACCGTGTGACCTGCCGGAATCAACCCGCCTCGATGTGCGTGTGGAAATGCCGCAGGGCTCTGTGTGGAATGTGAAGCAACGTGAACTGGCTGAACAGATGGAGCGTGAACATGCAGAGCGAGAGGAGCAGGAAGCAGCAGATCAGGCCGGAGATTCAGGGGAATAAAACAAAGCCGTGCTGATGGATGTCCGGCGCGGCTATTTGCGTATGTTGCAATAATTTAACAAAATTGCACAGTTATCATATTCAGGAGAGGTAAGGTAATCAGATAATAACCCGTTTAAAGAAACATTAAGTGCGTGAGCAATCATCACAACAGTATCTATGGTCATTGATGTTTTCCCAGACTCATAGCGCGATACCTGTTGTTGAGTGAGTCCGGTGAGCTGAGCCAGTTGGCCTCCCGACATCCTGAGGGATTTTCTTGCTTCCTTAATTCTGCGTCCGACATTGGTACTCACAGGGTTTCTTCTGTTTTTCATAAAGAGGACCAGGTAAATTAGTAATCATTATGTTTTACTTTCCCTGAATATACTGATGGTATTGATTTTTATCAGGTGATAATTTTCTAATAATAATTTATTTTATCAATTAAAATCAGATTTCTGTAATGGTTTATTGAGATTTTTACGGAGTATGCCATTTGTCAAAGAAGAGCCCGTTTATATCATCCTCAATTATACTAATGGCGTCTGGAAAGGTAGTTGCCGGACTATCAGGGTGCGGTATCCATCTTTTTTCCGCCTGATAATACAGATTCCAGTGTTTGTGTCTGGAGTCGTATGTGATTTTCACCACATCTTTTTTGATTTTTCCTAAAAACCACGGAAGATGTTTAAATTCTGAGATCAATATGTTCCATCCGTTAATGTTATACATTAAATCTGATTCATCATCGGTATATTCAGGAGGTCTGCGCTTCTCCATGAAGGACTCTATGCATTGTGTAATATTGGCAATCCCCATGTTTTTTAATGTCATGCATTCTCCCAGAATCGGCTGTTAGTTTATGCACAGAACTACTACCCACAAGATGGAGTTGGATTTCCATTCTAATACTACAGCTAATGCTATGGTCGTGGTAGTTAGCAGTATCGGCAGATAATGATGAAAGATAGATAATTTATTCATACAAGAGCGTTGTGTCAGGCTTTGTTTATACATTTTGTACATTAAATTAAAGTAGTTACTATTAAGAGTAGGTTAATAAATTATCAAAGCACACGTTTGCTTCTCAAATTTTAAATACTTTACATTTTCGGTATCCAGTTATGATCTTCCCAAATGTGTACAGACATAGTGTAATGTACTGAAGGTAGAGGAAAAAGTCTGATGAAGTAGAGGTGGGGTTCAAAAATAGTTTACGCCCGAAGTTCATCAAGTGTTTAAGTTGGCTGGTAAATAAAAAAGTATATGGCTTGTATCTGATTGTTTAGTAATGATTTGTAAAATCCATCCTCAAAAAAAGGGGCGAATTTCTTGATTTAAAATTTCAGAAATGAATAATTATCCGCTCTTTTTTACATATCGTTACTATTTCAGAAATTAACACATGACGAATATAACTACTTTAATTAAATTAACATTTATCTCCATTTGTTCAATGCTATTAAGTGCCTGTAATGGTCTTTCGCATCAGTACTCAACATATGATACTTTAGCGGGGATCATCGCCCCAACAGGACAATATAGCGAATGGCACACGAATAGTGATAATTATTCCTCCGGAAATAGTGATACCCAGACAAGCAGGGATTGTATAGAAAGTGAGGCAAGAGAACACCATGCTAATGGTATAACCACTGTTCGTCAGAGCAACTGCAATGGCAGAAGTCAAACTCAGAGTAACAGTCGTAGCCATAGCCGCTCCAGTAGTGTCGGTTTTAGTGTTAAAGGACCTGTAGGGGCTAGTTTGGGGTTGATTGATCAAATAAAAGATATGAACAAATCTCACAATAATGATGTTATTGGTAAAGATATGTTTAATGAGTTCGGTTTTTGATCAATATTCTTTTAATTTGTTATTAAAATTATTTTGGTTGTCATGTGGGGACTGGATACAGTCCCCCTTGCTTAGATATAAATCTATATCAACCTGCATTACAATCGATTAATACAGCTTTATCATTTCCTTCAACTAAATCTGCTTTATTACCTTTTGTATAAAGTTTGTATGTATAATTTTTATTCATAGCTTCATAGTTTGCTCCTGAGGCCATTTTCATTATTTTCATCGGGATCATTTCGTTCATTTGATTGATGATGGCATAGCTATTTTTTGCTGTATTGATATAGATAACTTCCATTACCTGATTCTTTTCACAAGAATAAGACACTTTGGTAATTTCATCACCTTCAGCCGCAGTTGAGAAACCGGAGAATAAAATCCCTAAGCTAAGCATGGTGGTGGTGATCAGTGATTTCATATATATCCTTACATGACATTAAGTTAGAAATATTAATAAGACCCTTTGTGTTATCTGAATAATTTTAAAAGATCAATCTTAATTACAAATAAGATTTATCTTATTTTTCATTTTGTGGTTATTTTTAATATGTTATTTAATCATAAAAATATTTCTATTGCAGAGCAAGTGTGCAGTATACAAAATAATCCATATGAAGTGATGCTGCGAGTAGTGTTAGAATCATTTGGTAGATAACGGTAAAATGACGCTATACTTTATTAATATACTGGAGATTTTTTGGATAAAAATAGTGAATTGAGTTGCCACTTATCCTTTTTTAAAACGGAAGATAGTAAAATTGATCTAATCTTTGTCATAAGACTAACTGCCCTAAGGATGAAAGACAATAATGGCTTTTTGCTAGTTTTCGTCGATGACAGGGTGCAGAGTGACGGTAGTTTGATCTGTCATCGTCAGCATGCGCATTTGCCGGAACATTTCCAGAACTGGCGACTGAAAGACGTCACCCCGGAAGATGAGCGTGTTTTCTATCAGGACGGCAAACTGTGTGATCTGCCGGAATCCATCCACCTCGATGTTCGTTTGGAAATGCCGCAGGGCTCTGTGTGGAATGAGAAGCAGAGTGAACTGGCTGCCTTTTTATTGATAGGAGAATGTGATTGTTGCAATACCGATGACTGTTCCCGGAGTTATATTTCTGCCTGTATTTACATATCTGACTTTAAGCTGTACTGTCGGTGACGTTTCCGGGACAGATGACAATTGCCACTGATTTTCATTCCTTTTTATCGGTGAGTCCGGGCCAAATTTTAGCGCAGTCACATCGTTATTTTTATATATTTTAAGGCCAATACCAGTTGCTGTTGATGCCTTTGTCAGAGTCAGTAAATCTCCCCGGTTTGCAGGGTTTGTATTATCCGTTAATGTGGCATAGGCTATTACACCAGGTTCACAGTTAAGCCGGATATCTGCTACTCCCCCAAATGTCTCATTCCCAGTATGTGGTAGTGATACCATTGATATCGTTGGCAATGTTACTACCATATTTGGTGAAGTCTGAAGTGTGCATGAACGGGCTTCATTATTTATAAGCATATGATTCAAAGAGAATCTGAACTCAGTCTTACCGGTAAAAATACTGCCATTCATTGCCCGTAGCCGAATGCTGCCGATTGGCGTAAAGGGAATATTGAATTGTCCGGTGGTACTGCGCTTCAGAATCACTGGTTTAACATATACTGAGTAACCCTGACTGCTGCCGGAACAAAATTGATGAAAAACATCACTCCAGTTATTCCCGCTCATAGGTTTTGCTGAACCGAAATTGGTATCTCCTGCCCAGATTATCAGGCCAACATTATCTGTCAGTTTATAGATACTTTGACTGTTAATGTTACCCACAACAGGCAAGTCTATTTTTGCATCAAGACCTCCACATGCCCAAGATGATTTATAAGGAAATTTATATGCATCCCTTAATCCTATTGTTGTTCCGGTATCATAAACGAAAGGAACATTATCCATTGAATATTGACGAGTATAACTTCCTCCGTCCAGACCAAGAACAACATCCTGTGTATTAAATTCGATCGGAAATGCCTGAATAGACGAAACCAACCCTGTAACAAAAATAATATATTTGACATAGGGTGCTTTAATCATGGCTGTATAAATCATAAATATTTTCCACTGTTTATCGATTGATTTAATATCTTTTTGTATTAAAACACCTTTTAAAAGAATATCTGTTAGCTTATTGTTTTTAAATTATCACAGTGTTGTGGTAATAATTCACTGACAGGGACATTAAGTGCTCTGGAAATATAAACTAATGTATCTACCATTATTGTGGTTTTCCCTGTTTCATAACGAGATATTTGTTGTTGACTGATGCCAACAATCTGAGCCAGTTGTTTGCCTGACATACTGAGAGATTTTCTTATTACCCGAATTCTATGTCCTACTTGGGCGCTTATATAAATATTTTTATTAGTCATAATAGTTCAAAAGCCATGTGTAAGTAAGGTTGTCGATTTCTTATGATGTTGATTCAATACATAAGGCCCGGTTGTTTTTTATTGGTGGAAATAGTGGTGTCATCATTTTTTATGCATGTGACGGGTTGGATGTCAGGTATATAACTTGATGGTTTTATCTGTGTTTTATAATCGAATGTACATTTTTCAGTATTATTTGTGCCCCACACGATTTCCAGTCTTCCTTTTTCTGCCAATCCTTTAGTGAATAATCGTCCACCCTGTACAACATATCCGACAGATTGACCTTTTTCGTTAAATGCTTCTGATGCCATTGGCGGAAATGAACCATCATTAGTAGTGATATCAAACAGCATCGTTGTTCCTGTGTTAGTAGTAAAATTTACTAAGGTAATACTGTTTGCTCTTGGAATGACTTCACGTTCGGTCGCAGATAACTCAACGTTCAAAGGTAAATCGCTGGGGTCAATGCTAATTCGGTTGATTGCATAAGGAGTGACATAAGGCATAATTCCGTTTCCCCAATAATCTAATCGATTGCCGGGGGCATTGTTAATGGCTGCTCCATTAGCACCATTAGCATGAATAATGGTGAAAGTATCACTCAGGTCGTTACTTAGAGTCAGGCCATATGGGTGCATAACAATTGCACCTGAGGCACCAAATGAAAATTGCCGGTTATGATTACTATCATTGCCTGCGGATGATGACAAGACTGCAAACGGGGAACGATAACGTCCGTTTACAGAATAACCTGATGAGTGATTTTTTTGTGTATTAGCAGATATTCCGTATGAATATTGATTGTTACTGCCCAATGTACCGCTAATGGCTGTCTGGGCGCTGTTATTTCCATTTTGATTATAGTTTAATGTTGTTGACAATAATGGTGTTTGCGGACCATCACCAAGTGGTATAGCAAAATTAAAATAAACCCTCTCATCACTACGACCTGTATTATTGTTTTGGGATTTTGAGTAACCGAGTTGATAATTTACCTGACGAAAGAAATTACTATATCCAATTTGGTACTCATTACTGTTCTTCAGTTGGTTCCAGTAACTGTATGTTGTTCCGGCAAGATAAATGTTCCCGTTGTTTTCCCCCATATTTTGATTTATGGATAGCTGAAACTGATTTCTGGGACGATAACTAGTATATTTAATAGTAGTATTATCAATATAAGATGTATTATTAGCCCACATAATATCACGAAGACTGTAATAATCTTTTGAGGAATAACGGTAAGCAGCTAAAGTTATATTTGTACTGGTTTCCGGAACACTAATATTATAACTGGTATGCAGACTATATCCTTTATGTGTGGTATCTGAGTTAGTCAATTTTGCATCTGAAAGGGTAATATCAGATGCAATCGCACCATAGGGGGTGTTGAATGCAAGTCCGATTAATCCGGCAGTATAGTGCGGCGCCGTAGTTAAACCGCTATTTAATGTAATGTCATTAAATAACCCATATTGAAGTGTTCCCTGGAAAATAACATCATCGATAGTTTCATTACTGTAACGATAGCGACCTATTGCTAATTGGTAGCGTGCATAACCGGGGCGCACCAGCTGTGCGACAGACGCAAATGGTACGGTGAAGGAGCGTACTTGCCCATTCGACTCTGTTACCTGGACGGTCAAATCCCCGCCATATCCGCTGGGGTAGAGGTCATTAATAGTGAAAGGGCCGCCGGGTACAGTTGTTTCATAGATAATATTACCATTTTGCCAGACAGTAACTCTGGCATTATTATTTGCAATGCCCTGAACTACAGGTGCATAACCCCGCTGTGAGCTTGGTAGCATTCTGTCGTCAGAAGCTAACTGCATACCCCGTAAACTGATACTATCTGTAAGTTGTCCGCTGGTGGTGAAATCGCCAAGCGTCAATTGCCCCCGTAACATCGGAATATCGTGCTGAAGATTGGTTTCAATACTGCGATAGCCGGAAGCATCACCATTACTCCAGCTTTCATTTCCACGATGTCTGAATGCCCAGCCAGCGAAATTAAATCCAGTTCTGAAGCCTAAATACGTTTGGCGGTTTTCTGTGCCTGAAGAACGGTATTGATAATGATTTACATCATATTTAACAAAAGCAGCCGGGACACCTGATTGCCACTGGTTAGGTGAAATGTAACCTCTGGGACGCTGTGCTATTAAAGCCTGTGGGATCTCGACATCAAGACGAAGAGTTGATAACTTGAAATGTGTCTTTGCTAAAGGAATTATTTGATTAATAGCAATACAATTATCTTTGGTTATTTTTTTGTTTTCATATTCTTTTAATATATCTGCGGTTAAATCGAGAGTTGAAATAAATTCCGGTGTGGCACAAAGTGTCGCCGAACCTGATTTAGAAGTATCGGAAAAATATAAATTAGTTTGGCCTTTTTTTTCTCCGTTGAGGTAAATATCAGAATAATATTGACCTGCAGGGATGGGGTTATTATAACTAAAGCGCCTTACATCAATTATTGGTCTTCCCTGAGCATGTTGTAAAAAGCTGGAATCAAATTCTGCTTCATCGGATTGTGACGCATAAACATCATAAGGTACCGCCCAGAATATTAAATAGATGTAAGCTAAAAATAGCGATAGGGGAAAGCAGTTATTTTTCCTGTAAGCAAAGTTTTTTTTCACAAAAACGCTCCCTTTTTGAATTCACTTCAGTACAGACTCACCTTTTTGGTAACCACCATAATCATTGATAACTGTCCACGTTACTTTATCTGCATTAAATAACATATTTTTAAGAGGGAATTTAATTGATGTAAAGGGAGCAACCATCCCCGGAGATTCGACTGAATATCTTTTCTCCGTCAATGTAATAACTATATTGTTATAGGTAATGAAATACGGAGTATTATTTTCGGCCTTGATAAAAGTTTGAGATGAATCCTGCTCTAATGACCAGGTGACTTTTTTATAGGCATCTAAAGGTGATAATTTAAGATTGCTGGGTCGGAAAAAAAACTTAATGCGACTTCGAATAGCTAATTGAAGATAATTGTTGTTTTCTGATTTTGTATCTTTATCAAATTTAGGCTTGGCTGGTATATCTAATACATTAAGATAAAATAGAGACTCTTTATTATTCGGTAGTTTTTCCTGAGTATAGGTTATTCTTAATGTCTGTCCTGATTTTGGCTCTATACGAAATACGGGCGGATTAATAATAAATGGAACTTTAACAGAATCCGGAGCACTTTCTGAATCACCTGTATCAATCCAGGATTGGATGAGTGAAGGTTCCGCTTCATTATTACTTAGCTGAATATTGATGCTTTTTTGCTGTGCGGGATAAATAACACGCGTTCCCATAATAATAACACTGGCATTTGATGATGAGGTGATAGCCAAAAAAACGAACAATAAGCAAGATGTTATTTTCATAATAGTTGACTTCCGAAGATAAGCTGGCATCCCTGCCTGTAATATTTTAAGGGTTGTTATTATTCGTAGGAAATTGTGTAATTTACTGTTGCTTTAACATCTCCCGGAGTTGCGGCTGCTGTTGCATAATATTGGGTGTTATAAGTTAATTTAACATCTGCGGCACTAATATTGGCTGCAGTTACCCCTTGCGCTGCGACATCTTTTCCTAATTTGATAGGTGTTGAACCATCAGCATTGAGTAACTGAATTTGAACACCTGTTGCTTTACCAGCTCCGGGTTCAATATTCAGATTGCCAGTAGTTGCATCAGTGGTTGCATTAGGTTCGAAATAAGCTTTGACTTTTTTTGCTCCTTCTGCAGCGGCAGGATTGCATCCGGAAAGTTCAATTACAAATGGTGTCAGGGCGGCCGTCTTTGCAGGTGTTGCTAATGCAGTTTTTGACACGGTTGGTAGTGTTACGGTCAGGTTATCGCTTCCTGACTTAACCGAACATGTCTGGTCAACAACTTTACCAATAAAGTTAATAGTACCGTCATATGCCATGACAGAACCTGAAAACAGCATAGATATAATACCTGAAGCGATATAACACTTTTGCATAATCAACCCTCTGAAAAGCCTTTTTGTTTAAAGTTAACAAAACATTGCAACGATTATTCATCATAAAAGGCGAATTGTTTAATTAAAAAATCTTTCAATAAGTAAAATTAATTTGCTTTGTAACTAAATGTTATGTCTTTTTAAAAAAACGCACAAAATGTTTATTCCGATGGGTTATTACTTAATTGATAGTTTTTGGCAATCGATACGGTGTAAATCGATCGATTTTAACGATCGTAATTGTTAAAATGGTGTCGAATATGTTAAGTTAAAGAGTGGGGATGAAACTCATGTTTTACCAGTGGGTTATGTGACGGATAGAAATCTACTTTTATTTTAAATGTTTAATATATGTTAATTATATTTTTTCATTTGAAAATCACTTATTTTGAGCGTATTTTTAGAGTCAATATCTGCTTTTCTGCTTTTTGTTGGTTTTTTTGATTGTCGACTTGTGTTTTGATATGGGAAAAAATGGTATCAAATATATAGCGGATCACTTTTTTATAACATGCCTATTTTTATTCAAAATGATCTATTCAATGAATTAGTGATGATAAAAATGAGATTTATCTTAGTTTACTTCTAAAACTAAATAGTAATTAATTAATAATCAATGCAGGACTATATAGCTAAACAGGTGACCCAGATTAAAAAGGAGGTTAGTAATGATAATGATGAGATTGAAGATAAGTTTATTTTTAGTATATGTTTTCTATATGCCCCTATCTTATGCTGCCAGTTTTTGTAATGGAACACCTAAACATTTTATTCTTACACCGAATATAAATGTTGAAAATATTAATATACCTATCGATTCTGTAACATATCCAATTCAAATAGGTAGTTCAACTTATTACAGTGAGAATGTGCTATTTGACTATTGTTGGCCTTATTATATGAGAGAACAGGCGAGAATCATGAGACCTGTTATGGGGCAATATAATGGTCAGGATGTTTATGATATTGGTATTCCTCACGTGGGGATGACATTTACTATTGCTGATAGCCAGGAAGGCGGATTTGTTGGCGGAATACCAATGACTGGGAATAATAAAATAAATGTCGTACCAAATTATGATCATATGTATCTAATTCCACGTGTTGGTGCATCAATAAAGATTGGTGTTATTGCTATGGATAGATATCCTATAGGTATTATAAGGGTTCCTCCAATAAAGGTTGGTGAATTTTCAATTGTATCATCGAATAATGGAGTTAATAGTTTAGGTGGCGTCTCTGATATTATCTTAAATAGTTTTAATATTGAGGTTAATTCAAAGACTTGTAATTTATCTCAGCGTAACTATACTGTTCCTTTGCAGGCTGTATATAAAAACCAATTCCCTGACGTGAACTCTGAGGTATTTGGCGGTTCCGTAAAGTTACAGTTATACTGCCAAAGTGATATTGATGTTTTTGCGACACTGACGGATACAACAAATCCTGCTAATTATAGTACTATACTTTCCTTGAGTGAAACATCCTCAGCTAAAGGTATTGGTCTTCGTTTGTATAAGAATGGGAGTTCTGAGGCGTTAAACTTTGGGCCTGATTCCGCAGTTAAGGGAAATATCAATCAATGGAAGGTATCACAATATAGGGGTGAGTTATCGCCCGCAGTGAATTTAACTGTAAATTATATTAGGCGTGGTAATATTAATCCGGGAACAGTATATGCACTGTCAACAATAACATTTTCTTACCAATGATATAAATTCACTTCTAAATAGGGTGAGCTGTTGTGGCGCAATTTTTTTTGATTACATACACGGTAATAAAGCTCTTCATAAGAAATTTCTGATATCTTTCGTAATGTCATCAGCGATGCTGACTAAAGTCCTTTCATTGTGTTTTATTGTTGTTGATTGGAGTGAATATCACTCACAAGAACATCATATACTTCGTACCAAATTTGTGATTGGTGCTCAATTCTTTTATTAAGTCAGATAATTTCTTCACTTGAACAATAAAATATAACTGTACAAAATGTATAATCTAGGCATATAAAAACGCTCCGTTGGGACTTGTTGGACGTATCCGAGGGAACACTCAGCTAAGATTAGAAAAATAGGGTGAGTTTTGGTTTAAATCATAGGGTTTAAAGCGACTATAACCTCATAATTTTTAGGATTTAGCATGTTATCAAAGGCAGAATATGTTCGTTGAGATGGTTGTTTTTATAAAAGCCCCAATACAGGGAGATAGTTAAAAAATCACGATATTGAATGGCACGAAAATCTCAAGTCAAAGGTTGGGTTTGGCAGCGAGGGCGACCTCGGTCAGCAGGGACAGGATGCCATCTTTGCCTGTTAGAGCCTGACTATCCTGAAATGCGTTCAGGGCGCTGGATGATGATGAGTGTATCGCTATGGGTAGGAGTGGTGGGACATATTTGGGACACAAATGGTTTAAGATGTGCTTTATACCTTTTCAATCTTTTTAATTGTTGGGACGTGAAAGCGTGATTTAATGCGGTATCTAATTGATTAAAAAACAAAACTACTGACTTGTAATCAGTAGGTCACCAGTTCGACTCCGGTAGCCGGCACCATATTAAACCCGTTAACTCTCAACCAGTTAGCGGGTTTTTTTTTGTGCTCACCAATCACGATCAGGGTCGGGTGGGACATATTTGGGACATCCTCACCAAAAACAGCATCGATTTGCTGCGCATGCTGGCTCAGATGACCCGGTGCCAGGTGAGCATACCGGCGTACCATTTCTATTGATTCCCATCCCCCCATTTTCTGCAATACGGACAGCGGTACTCCTGCCTGAATTAACCAGCTCGCCCATGTATGGCGAAGGTCGTGAAAACGGAAGTTTTCTATACCGGCACGTTTAAGTGCAGTCCTGAACGCAGTATTACCGTCAACGCGCATTTTTCTGACAACCGGAGTCATTGAGCCGTCAGATCTGTTTTTAGCCTTCGTATGCACAAAAACATACTTTGTGTGATTGCCTATCTGCTCACGCAGGACGCGGCACGCAGTGTCGTTAAGAGCAACACCCAATGCTTTCCCTGATTTGGTCTGATCCGGGGGAATCCACGCTACTTTTCTCGGCATATCTATTTGTGACCATTCCAGGTTAATAATATTGGAGCGCCGCAGGCCGGTAGCCAGAGCAAATGTCACAACAGATTTAAGAGGTTCACTGCATTCATCGATCAGGCGTTTCGCTTCCCGTGGCTCGAGCCATCGGACCCGGTTATTCTTCGGTTTTGGCACCCGGATATCTGAAACCAACACTACGGGCAATGATTAACAGGATGTGGCGATGAATGACGAACAATTCAAAGTATGTGTTGACATAATCAGGGCATGTCGCGATCTGGATTCGTTCACCAATCACGAGGCCGGACTGCGCACAGGAAACTCGACAGAGTTCATTAAGTGGTTTACCAACAAAATGCTGTCACCAGGCTGTATCGCTACGTTCGTGATTCCCGTGGTGAGTTAATGCCGGGTGGTGAGCAGAGTGAGAGAAAGCGAATCGAATTTTGCGGAAAGGTGGTCAGCAAAGCATACATTGAGCCGGGTTTCGGACAGTCGATTATAACCAGGATGGACGCAATGCTGCGGGAAGTGCGCTGTTTATAAAGACAGTTTCCCGCAGCGTAACATGCGTTATCTTACTATAAATACGGATGTTTTTGCGTAATGTGCTAACGATGAAGCAGTTGAACCAAGGATATGTGTTTTAAAGCTTGGATTGCGGGAGCCAATAATAATAAGGTCAGCTTTAATCTGTTGAGATACGTCGATTATGATGTCGGCAGCACTACCAATCTTAACGAGCAGGGATACCTGGTTATCGGGGATACCGAATTTACTTACAACTTCTTTTAGTTCTTTTTCAATGGTCTTAGATGTTTCATCTTCGAATTTTGTATCTTCAGTGATCATCGGGTATCCAACACCATACTCATTATATTTTTCGGCGGGGGAAATGACAGTCAAGAAATAAAAATGTGTATTTTTATTTACTGAGAATTCATTGATTTCAGAAATAACCTTGTCGGTCAAATAGTTATGATTTAGGTCTATAGGTACAAGAATAACTTTATGCATAACCAACTCCTTTATGAAGAATTAACATCTCATCATTAATAGTAGAACACTTTATCGCCGTTAATCGAAGTTTTTTGCAATCATATATTTATCGAACTGAAGGAGGAGTATGGTGAAGTGGCCAAGGCGAAAATGCCTGATATGCCGCGACTGGTTTCACCCGAAGTTTAGTAACGAATGGTGGTGCTGTCCGGAGCATGGTGCTGAGTTGGCAATAAAGCGACGAAGCAGGGAAAGGGAAAAGGCTGAAGCCAAATTAAGAAAGGAGCAGCAGCAAAAAGAACGTGAAGCAAAAGATAAATTAAAAATCCGCAAGTTAGCAGTAAAACCTACCTCATATTTCCGGCAGCAAGCACAAACAGCGTTTAACCAATTCATCAGACTCTGAGACCGCGATGAACCATGCATCAGCTGTGGTGAACCTAATCCGCCTGATTTACATGGTGGGCAGTGGGACTGCGGTCATTTTCTGTCTGTCGGGTCACATCCTGAGCTGCGGTTTGAGGAGCGAAATGCCTATAAGCAATGTAAATCATGCAATGCGGGGGCCGGTAAATTCTCACACAAAAATAACACTGTAACGCAGAAATACGAGTTACGGCTGATTGAAAAATTTGGACAGGAGTTAGTTGACTGGTTACGCGGTCCGCATGAGATACCGCACTGGAAGCGGGAAGACTATATCCGTATACGCGATGAGTACCGTGCGAAAGTGAGGGAGTTAAAGCGTGAGACCTGAAATTACACCGATACCTGAACACTACGGTAATCAGGCGTCACTGGCGACTGAGTTGAAAATAAACCGGTACACAGTCAGGACGTTTCACCGGGATACCTGGTGCGAAGCGTACATAATCTACATCGGTGTGCTTATGACCGAGTTCGAGATGAAAGGCATACAGGAGTGAGTGAGAACAATGAGAGAGGAACATTGGAGCAACACTACTCTTCAGGGCAACTATACGGGAAGCGTCATTTCTGTTTTATCGGAAGATATTAAACCTCATAGCCTGCAAAATAACGAGGTAATGTATGCGTGATATTCGCCAGGTGTTAGAACGGTGGGGGGCTTGGGTTGTTGATAATCAGGAATCAGTATATTGGTCACCAATTGCTGCCGGGTTTAAAGGGCTGATCCCTGAAAAAGTTAAGAGTCGTCAGCAATGTACTGATAATGATGCACTGGTGATATCCGGCATTATGGCAAAACTGAACATCCGCAACAGCGATATGCATGATCTGCTTTTTGATTACTATGTTTTCGGTAAGACGTTTATTCAGTTGGCCAAGAAATACGGGTGCTCAGACACTCACATAGGGAAAAAACTCCAGAAGGCAGAAGGGCTGGTGGAAGGAATGCTCATAATGGGAGATGTAAAACTGGAAATGGACGGTACATCACATCATGGAGGTATGCGGACATTTATGAACAAATTACATGATTTAAAAATTAATACTTTACGATCGTAAAAAAGACGCTATTGTGATCAGAGTTATTTCTGTGTCGTATTGATTGCAAACTGAAACCCCGTTTTTACGGTTTTTTTTTTATGTTGATAAACAGATAAGATAATTTGTTTAAATCAGTCGTGATTTACGTGTAGTGATACGTAACATCTGAGGGATAAAATAATAAAGTTTGCTATTTGTGATCATCTGTGGCTTAATAGCGTCACTGGTTTGGAAGTACAGGCCTATTTATGCTAGTCAGTTTAAAGTCGTTCACCATTTAGCGTTATCCCCGATACCACTTCATTGCGAATTCCTTCTAATTAATTCCCATAAGTAAAAATAAAAAACAAACCTCATATGCCTTATGGCAATCAAAAAAATTAAAGGAAATTCTATGTCTAATACAATGACTGGTTCAGTAAAATGGTTTAACGAATCGAAAGGTTTTGGCTTCATCACTCCGGCTGACGGCAGCAAAGATGTGTTTGTTCACTTCTCTGCGATCCAGAGCGACAGCTTCAAGACATTATTTGAAGGTCAGAATGTTACCTTCAATATTGAAGACGGGGCAAAAGGTCCGTCTGCATCAAATGTGGTGGGTCTCTAAGGCACACCAATGATAATAGCACTGTTTTTTCAGTGCCCCTGTTGCAGTGGAACACAATACCGAACTTCGCACTTTGATGTTTCCGCATCAAATCCGCATGGAGCAAAATGTATTTTTTGTAAAACGGTGATGCTGTTGTCCAGGCAATAAAAAAAACTAAATTCCAAGGCCTGATAATATTATCAGGCCTTTTTATTATGCAGTAATTATTACTTATCAGGAAAAAATGTATTCTCTGAATAAATTTTCTATCAGGCTTCTCCACCCAAGGTACATTTTAACCTGGATTGGTATCCTATTGCTTTTCTGTTTGGTTCAGATGCCTTATCCATGGCTTGTGTCGCAAGTAACCTGTCATCTTTAGGGGTTGCATTATTTGAAACCGGTATTGCCTGGTTCTGGAATGACAAAAGAATTAATAAAATATTTACAGTAATGGGTTGTGATAACTTTAATGATGTATATGACAAAAATAATGGTGTTTTAATTATTGGTATCCATTCCATGTCGCTGGAACTTGAGGGCAGAGTTATGGGGCTATGTTTTCCTGTAAATGCTATGTATCGACCGCACAACAATAAAGCAATGGAGTATATACAAACAAGATGCCGAAGCCGCTCCGGAAGTGGGATGATCGACCGTAAGAATCTGAAGTTTATGGTATCGGAACTAAAACGCGGGCAGGCTATTTGGTTTGCTCCGGATCAGGACTTTGGAACTAAAGGTACTATCTTCGCCCCTTTTTTTTCGGTAGCTAATGCTTCTGCATCAAAAGGAGTGGCAGCTATAGCCAAATTATCGAAGTCGCCGATACTTACTGCAACGATGATAAGAAATAATGAAAGTGGTAAGAGGCCTTATGAATTAATAATTGGTAAAGAAATCACTGAGTTTCCGCGTGGAGATGACCTGGCAGATGCTGAGAAACTAAATCAGATTATTGAGGCAGAAATCCTGCATGCTCCGGACCAATACTTGTGGGCACACAGAAGGTTTAAGACCAGACCTCCGGGAGAGAATTCTCTGTACAAATAAGTTACAAGGAATGTCATTGGGTGCCCTATACCCATTACTTATGAGCTGAAACCTCACAATCGCAGTTATTTATGTCTGCAATTTTTGTTTTTGATATGATTTCCGTTAACTGCAAAACGGGAACTATTATGAAAAAAATATTGTTGTGCCTTTTTTTTATTCACACGGATACTGCATACTCAGCGAATTGTGAGCTCGATACTCAGGATTCGGCATTATGCGAGGCGGCAAATGGTGGTGACGCTGGTGCCCAGGTTACAATCGGATCTTATTACTACTACGGTAATGGTGCTCCCATAGATTATAAAACGGTGGCTGACTGGTATACAAAAGCTGCGGTACAGGGGAATGAGTACGCACAATATTCTCTGGGGGAGATGTATTTTCAGGGGGAGGGAGTGCAACAGGATTACCGGCAGACTATTGAGTGGGTTCATAAATCAGGTGAGCAGGGAAATGCATTTTCTCAATACCAGCTTGCGAAAATGTATTATTACGGGAAGGGAATAGAACAGAATTACCGCGTTGCAGCGGAGTGGTATAAGAAAGCGGCCGATCAAAAATATGCATTTGCACTGGCAAAGTTGGCAGAGATGCATCTCTCTGGGGAAGGCGTTGAAAAAAGCCAACCAAAGGCCGGGTCATTGTATGATGAAGCATGTTTTGGTGGGTTTCAATCGGCATGTGACAGCCTTGCGAAGCTGAATAAAAAAAACCAGCACTAATTATTTTCAATCAAATAATTTTTGTAAGTTCAGGCAATTTTTACACTCAGGCTAAATGTGTAAATATGCGGTTTTATTGTTAAAAATTATATTAAAAGTTATTTTCGTCGCCTATCTACTAATGACGGCTAATAAAAATCATGTATTTAATTGAATAATATGTGTTTTTACATCTTAGTTTGGTGTGTATCGATAACTTACAGGTTTAACTCTTCTGAGCTTCTGGGCTGTTTACATGTCCGGTCATTCTGAACAGCTAAATACCTCGGTATGATATGGACAGTATTGAGTGTCATAATTGTATATGAAAAAGCCCGCTATGGCGGGCGATATGTATTAGCGGACAACCAGGACGGATGTTTCTGCATAGCGGACTACAGCTGATGCAGTAGACCCAAGTAGATATTTGGTTGAAATATTTGGTGATCTTGAGCTGATGATTATTAAATCAGCGTGTATTTTTTCTGCGGTAGTCAAAATCCCATCTATCGGAGTGTCAAGAATTGCATGATAATGAACCCGATCTTCCGGAAGATTAAATCTTGAAACTTCATTTTTAAGGTCAGCTTCTGCTAACTTCAATCGTTGATTATCTTCTGTAATGATTTCTTTTTCTATGCCGTATGAAAGGCCGATAAACATTTTGTAGCTTGGTATAACGACTAAAAAATGTATGTGCGGGTCATCAAACTTTGAAAGAGATTCGATGTGAGGGATGACATGGTTAACCAGTGCTTTATTAGAAGTGTCAATCGGTACCAGAATATTCTTATACATACTTTTCTCTCCGGTTTGCTTTTCACTATGAAGTATAGGACATTATTGATTATCGGAGGTAAATTATTGAGTAACAGGGGGCAGCTTTAGTAGATTGTCTATTACCCTATAAATTCAAATGCCTTTTTAACTATTTTTATGCTGTAAAATCTGAGGTTGGTTGCTGGTCACGAAGTGATTATTGTAAAGAAATGTAAATGAGTCATTGAAAGTCAAGATCTCATCCCTATATAAATAACACATCAGGGTAAGTTATACCATGATGTGTATTTAAAAAGAATAAATTGAAATACTGAAGGAGGAATTATGCAGAACATTAGTTCTTTTTCATTATTTCCGGCATTATCTGATAGTTTGCTGTCAAATCGCTTTGACCAGATGGATCGTTTATTCAGTCAACTTACGGGCAACAGGCCAATAACCTCAGAACATCCATATAACCTGAAGCAATTAAATGATGCGCACTATCAACTGACGGTTAGTGTTCCCGGATACAGGGAAGATGATCTTGAGGTATCATTGAAAGGTGGCAAACTTAGTATTCAGGGTAAACAACCTGCAGAAGTAGTTAATGAATCAGAGAAATGGGTACACCAAGGGATATTAAAAAGCCAGTTTTCATTAGAATTTAACCTTGGTAAGAATGTCAAAATTCGGAATGCAGAATTATCCTGCGGATTGCTGACATTGGATATAGAGTATGAAATTCCGGAAGAAGAAAAACCACAGTTGATAGCTATTGAAAATAAAGATATAAAGGCTTAGTTTCTTATTTTTTTGTTCCAAACCCGCCAATATTGGCGGGTTTTACAAGGCCTGAAAATTACAGTCCTAACATAATATATAATGCACCGTTGTTAATAGTATTTTGTGGATTAAAGGTATAACTACGGTGTAAGCCTCACTTCGGTGAGGCTTTTTTATTTTTCCAACTTGTAAGAATGGCTTTCATGTTAGGTTTTCCGAAGTTTCCGAGGGCCGTATGTTTGGTTATTCCGAATAACTGGATACTTGCTGTGAGACTCTGGTAGCGCAGGTCAGTTCGGTTGAACTGAATCAGTTTCTTATTTCAGATGCAAAAAAAGCCGGTTTGGGAATAACCGGCATAAGGAATAAGCGACATTATTTTATGGAAATTTCATTACCTTTTTATTATAGCGTAATAGTATGTGTTTACACGTAATATAATTAAAAAAGATTAACTATGGTGAGATGTCTTGTTTTGATTATCACTCAGGGTGATATAAAGGCGTCCGGTTGTCTGCATACGTTTTTATGCTGGTTATCTTAATGGATAACAGTTATTATTATCAGTATGGTATTATCGGATTTTGAGGATGATATGACCAGTAAAGAGGTTAATGACCGGATATCTGATGCTGACAAAAATGAATCACAAGAGATGTTAAAGCCAGTCAGGGGGCTGTGGTTGATAGTCAGTATTGTGATGTTTAATTTTATTCCAGTGCTTATTCATGGTGGAGTATTGCCACTAACTAATTTTTTGATTTTTAATGCATTTGCTATTCCTGCAGTTGTATTGTTATATCGTAAGAAAACCAGAGGAAAAAATACTTATTAGTATATGGATATTGTATGTTCAGTGGCGCAGTAATGGCTACAGTTTACACATTTTATAATTATGATTAGACTGATTGTTATTTAATTGTTATCTGATTTTTGTCATTTCTTTTTGATAGTCATTATAGCAACACTTTAACTTTCTTCCATTTTTGCTTCTGATGGCATATACAGGAAAGCCGAATCGATCATTATATATGACAGAAATTTTCCAGCCCTTACGTGCAAGGATTATTTCTGCTGCAGCACATTGATGAATGATAAGAATATTCCTGATTGATGCCCATGCTGACTGATGCTGGCCTTCGAGCATCAGTAATGTATGGCGTGCACAGTAACAGTTAATGATATGCGTCAGTTTTTGCATTGGTTTTTGTATTAAAAAAAACCGACACCGGGTCAGTGGTGTCGGCAGTAAATACTAGGAGCAATGTCAATGTGAGCAATACCTGACAAACCGGTATTAAGTTAAATGATAATCATTGTTGTTTGGGTGTCAACCATAAAATTACTGTGGTTTTGTGTTTTCCGCGATCTCTTTGAGTTTTCCGTAAATGTTGAAAGACAGAATAATCAGTTCGCAGGAAATACGGACACCTAGTCCGCCGAAGATGATAGTAGCCAGTCCGCTGATAAGTCCGCTGAAAAAACCGCCACCGTAAGCATTACTGACAAAAATAGTTGCAATACCGGAAAACAGAACACCAATCAGGCCAAGCCAGTAAAGTACAGTAATAAGTTTAGGGGTTATCATCTGGTCGAAAGTCAGAAGAGATTTAAGCATATATAATCCTTGATTAATGTCATTAACGATACGAGCAGTTGAATTATATATACATTCACAAAATTAACCTTAAGGTCGCCATGTGCGGCCTTTTTTATTGTCCGCAACAATAATAGCATTGGAATACGACAGGCTCATTACCTAATCCGTATTCGGCCACAGTGCTCTTTTTATTGCTTTCCCGCCGCTGGTGGGATTACCAGAACAATGCCGCAGCCACCTCATTTTAACCTGTTTAAAACATATAACCCGGTTGCGGCATTACCCCTATCACTCAACATACGGAACACTCCGCAGGGGGTGGATATGCGCATGCCTGACAAATATTCCAGCCCTACAGCATACGCCTGGGGACTTATAACCTCTGCTTTTGGCGTTTTATCTCTGGACCAGTGGGCTATTGTCGCCGGGATCATCTGTACTGTCGGGACGTTCCTGGTGAACTGGTATTACAAACGGAAAGAATTCCAACTGAAAGCCGGAGAACATCATGAATAACCGATTATTTAAAAAAGTCATGGCCGCTTGTGCCGCCGGGGCGATTGCCGGTGCGCTGGTGCTGATCCCCGCGTATGAGGGTGTTGAGTACAAACCTTACCGTGATGTGGTCGGGGTGCTCACCGTATGTTACGGCCATACCGGTAGTGATATTCAGCCCGGCAAGCTGTACACGGACGCTGAATGTAAGGCGCTGCTGCATGACGACCTGACGAAAATCCGGCGCGCGGTTGACCCGATGATTAAAGTGCCGATTGATGACAATACCCGGGCGGCCATCTATTCATTTGCATATAACACCGGAACCGGTGCGTTCTCGCGCTCCACTATGCTGCGCAAACTCAATGCCGGTGATATCGCGGGTGCCTGTGACGAAATGAAGCGCTGGACGTTTGCCGGAGGTAAACAGTGGCAGGGGCTGATCAATCGGCGCGAGACGGAGAAAGCGGTATGCCACGGAACCCTTTAACGCTGATCATCATTGCTATCATTCTGCTGACTACCGCTCTGTTGGCGGGTTGTTATCTGTATTCACTACCGAATCACTGTAGTCCGCTGCCGGGTAACCCGCTGGACGGTGTGATCCATTATGAGTGTGAAGCGCCATGAACTGGAAAGAAGCGGTAATTGCTGCGCTGTTTATTACTGCTGCTTGGTGGGTATATGACACCTACCGGGATAACCAGCAGCTGAAGGTGAACAACACAACGTTATCAGGCCAGTTATCAGCACAGCAGGTGATAAACACCACCACACTTTCAGCTGTTGCCATCAGGCACAGCGCAGCACTCGACAATATCAAAGCCAAACAGGTTGAGGACATAGAGCATGTCAACGTTAAAACTGTTATCAAAACTGTTTTCAAAGACAGTGAATGCGCTGTTGCTCCTGTTCCCGCTGATGCTGTCAGTGAGTTGCGCAGATACGCGACCGGAATTAATACCCGCGCCAGTGGTGCCGCTTCCGCCGCAACTGACCGCCGATTGTGAGCAGGTAGAGATACCGGATGATCTGACGTTTGGTGGTGCAGTTGAGCTGCTGGCTGATGCCATGAAATATATTGCTAACTGTAATCACGATAAGTGGTCAATACGGGAGATAGAAGCGGAGAGGATAAAAAAATAGCCCTGAACCGATGGAGGAACGGGCTTAAGTGTTTCACGCGGGTAAACGCTCTTGGATAAAATTACGTCCTCAGAACTAAACAAAAGATAAATAACACTTTGCTAAATAGCGGGGTCTACCTGGTAAAAAAAGCCCGGGGGAATCCGGGCGAAATCAAAACGATTTTCTTTTTTCAACACAGCATGTGCATTTTAATGAAAAATAAAAAACAGCGTCAATGCTTTATCTTTTTGATTTTTAATAAATTAATTTGTTTTTAATAATGAGGCTCTGCCACTGTAACCCATCACAAAGCATGCTCACTGAGTGGGCTTTTATGCGCCGCGTTGTCGCAGTCTTCCTGTATTAACAGGGACCCGTAAACCTTTCCCGGTGAGTGTACAGGGAGAATCAAAAACAACGAATCCATGGTGTGATTACCAATGCAGGCAGCAACGTCGTCATCTGCCGGAGCAACGGGCGTGACAGCCGGAGAGACGGCTCAAACCAAACACAAAGTCCGTTCATATGAGCCGACTTTCTGACCGGAGAAGCAGCTATGTTCACAATCAAAGTAACGACCGCATCAGGTAAAGAAGTTATTGAATCCGGTTACGGCATTCAGTGGACACCGTATGCATATAAGCTGGATTACACAGACCACAACAACTGTGGTGACAGCCTGACATTACAGCCCGGTGACAAAGCAGAAATTATCAACAGCGCCGGTCATACAGTTGCCCGCTACGTTAATGATATTAAATTACAGGATGCACTAATCAGCATCACCAGACCGGGTTCTGCACTGTGAAGCGTTTAAAGATACTGAAACCCCGCATTGCTGTGCTCAAATCCGTTTAATGTCCGTATTCTGGGGCAAATCAGCGGCGGTCAGGGTTACTGGGTGGGGCAGGGCGTACCAAAACCGCTGACCAAATTCGATTTTCAGTCTGTTCAGCTGGGGGTTGCCAAAGTTGCCAACATTGCTGTACTGACGGATGAGCTGGTCAGATTCAGTAACCCGGCAGCCGATACACTGGTCCGTAATGCGCTGGCTTCGGCCATTATTGAACGGATTGATATTGACTTTATCGATCCGGCTAAAGCCGAAGTGGCACAGGTATCCCCGGCATCCGTTACCAACGGGGTAACGGCTATTCCGTCCACCGGTAATCCGGAGGCGGATGTTGAGGCATTATTTGAAGCGTTCTTGAAAGCCAACCTGTCCCCGAGGTGGTGTATATCTGTTTGTTTTTATTTTGGATGTTAA